CTTCTGCGTCAAGGAAACCTTGTTTTTGATAACCTTCTATAGCCGTTGCCCGCTGTTCTGCAAAAGCTTTTTCATATTCTTTTGCATAAGTTGGACTGCTTTTTACTAAAGAATCAACAATTCTTTCTTGTGATTCTTGGGCAAGTTTTGTATAGCCACCTTTATCGTTTTGCTGTCCCGCAAGCAATAAATCAGCAACATTTACACCATTACCTGCTTCTGCGTTTTTTGTTAATGATTTGGCAATACCTTTGTTAGTAAGTTGGCCAATCGTATCTAATTTCTTTGGATCAGGTGTAATTGCTTCATATAAAGCTTTATTCAAATCTTTTTTTAAGCCAGGATTGGTTTTTAAAATATAGCTTTGTTGAGAGGTGTTCATGCCACCCATTTTTTCTCCAACATCACTAAAATTATAATTACCATATATAAAACGACCTTTTTCGATTTTTTCTGGTATAACTTTTCGATCGCCTTTTAATAAACCTCTAATATCTTTTTCTGTTGTTCTAAATTCTGTTCTTTCTAAACCACCAGATGAATTTTTATTAGCGTTATTAATATCAGCCGCTTTAGGCATGGCGTTAAGTATTTGATCTAATTTACTAACAATTGGTTGGACTGTAGCAGCATTTTTTTCTTGAGTACGACCAGTGACACCAGCAAAGAAGCCACCTTTTACACTAGGGTCTATAGCCTTTCCAAGAAATCCTAATCCACTATTAATAAATTTTCCAGCTACTTTTAAACCCATAAAAGCTGTTGATAAAGAAAGAACAGTTTTTGTAACGTCTTTTAAAGGACCAGTAAGACTACTAACTTTATCAATAATTTTATTAATACCTTCAATAATTGTTGTGCCGAAATCAACTGCACCTTTAACAAATTTGTTATTGGCGATACTCATCGTAAATTGATCCCAAGCATTTTTAAATTTGTTCAGCTTGGCTTCCATAGAATCCAATGTTTTAGCAAACTGAACATTAGATGCTCCTGCAGCATCATTAGCATAACCTACCAATTCCATGGTTCTACTATAATTAGATACCATAGCAATAAAACGGGATTGCTGTCTAGAACCGGCTGCGATAGTAGCTATATATCTTTGTTGAGTTTGAGATAATCCATCCCATTTTTTCGAAATATCTAAAAACACATCATCCAAATCACGGAATTTATCTCTACTATCCATTAACTCTACGCCAATGGTTTTTAATGCTTTGTCAACTCTGTTAAAGTTAACCTCTTCTCCTTCAACCTCAGAAATACCATAAGGATTTTCCTTCAATTCTTGGAAACGAGCAACAATTGTTTTCATCGCTGTACCCAAGTTCTCAGGAGCTTCTCTTGTGGTTTCAATCATGTTAGCAAGGAAAGCTGCCGTTGTTTCAAATTCCATATTAGCTGAGTGAGCAATCGAAGCAGTACGCTCCATGGCTTCACCAAGCTCTCTCGTGTCTGATGCGGTTTTAGCGGCTAAGTTTGAATAAACATCATTAATTCGTTTAGCAGAAGCCTCATTAAGCTCCATATTGAAACCACGAAGTGCCGCAGTCATCATATCTGTGGCTTCAGCAGCTTCAAGACCACCGATACGAGCCATTTTAAGAGTCTCAGTAGCAAGACCCATAGCTTGATCAGTTTCTAGACCCTGTTGATAGTAAAGAGTTGCCGCTTGATATACGTCATTAATAGTTGATCCAAGTTCATTAGCACTTTTAGTATACTGTGGCAACATTTTCCACATATCACCAACACTAAAGTCAGTAACAACCGCTGTTTCAGTCATCGATGCATCAAGTTCTTTAATAGTTTCTACCGCATCTTGGATACCACGTTTCAATAACTGGAACATATTCTGCAAACTAAAGAAATAATTAGCTTGAGATTTTAATTGTTCCATTTGTTGATTAGCAGTTAAAATCCCATTGGCCGCGTCCATCGCGCCCTGTTCCATTTGGCGCAAACCACCTGCGGTATCTTCAGCACCAGACTTAATAGCGCTTAAATTACCAGTTACATTTTCTTTCTCTATGTTTACCGCATCATTTATTGCAGTATTCATCTTATCTAATTGAGGAAGAAATTCTTGAATTTCTTTCTCTCCCGCATCAAGTGCGGTAACCATAGCGGTTTTCATAGTTTGCCATTCTTGAGTGTCAAGCTTCTTACCATTATATCGTTCCATATAAGTAATAAGCTCTGCCCATTCTGAACTGGCTTTAGAAAGGTCTCCCGCATTAATGGCTCGAACTAATCCAGTATATATTTCTTTAGTTCTTGATCCATTCTTTAAAAGCTTGTCCATTCCCGAAAGCGCGCCCTGTAAATTAATAGTAGGATTAAACATCGCGCCTTTGGCCGCGGTTGACATTTCTTGTTTTATATCTTTAATTTGCTGTCTTAAATTAAGAATTTGTGTAGTATCTATATTTAAGTCAAGTATTTCTTGTCCACTAAGTTTACCTAAATCTTTTACAAATGTATTTAATAGTGAATCTGCTTTCTGTAATTCTTTTCCAAAGGAAGTAACATCTCCAGGCTTAGTGAAACCTTGAGCCTGTTGTGTTTGTAATTTCTCCATGGAAAGAATAATGTTACTAATATCTTTTTCTAGTTTCCCACCAATTTTTTCAGGCATTTTAATACCACGCAAAGCAGTTTGAATTTGCTTTACGTTGCTAATAACATCTTTAAAATCGCCTATCGCCCTAATTTTAAGCTCAACTGTGTTACCAGCCATTCTCTTCTCCTCCTATAGCAATTAAAAAATGACGTTAATTAAATTAACGTCATTTCCATTAAAAATCACTATCTATATCTTCATTTAAATAAAAAATTTCCATAGCCTTTCCCCGATAAGCGGGTCCAACTGGCAAGCCTAACCCAGAAAATCTACCGACAACTGGTTCAGCATTAGTGCCTAATGTTATAGATAAATCCGACGTTAATTTTAATTTTGGAATTTGTAAAATTCCAGTCTTTACTTGTCCGGTTATATCATCTTTAACCTTTGTTCTCCCTTCACAAGAAACGTATCCGTTTATCGCTTCTTGGCCTATAGTCAATACCTTTACCTCATCTCCATAAATATACTCATAATCCACTATAACATTAGTATATGGTAAAGATATATCAATTTCAGTGTCGGAAATCATCTGCGCGCCGGTAATCTTTTCTTTTGTTCCTTCGTTATAAATAAAAATCCATGCTGAAGCAGGAGTTTTAGTTAAAGTAATAACACCATTCTCGTTTGATTCTAAATAGTCTCTTTGAGCTATGGATATTTGATTACTTTCGACCGAAGACAGTTTACTATTTGTCATTAAAGCAAATTGTTTACTAGAAAAAATTCCTTGAGCAAAGTCTAATTTAATTCCTTTGGTGGTAGTCCAAATGACTCTTATTCGGTTTTCTATACCACCTTCCGCAGCAACCATTTTCTTAATCTCTTGAAAATTGGCCAACATTATTTTGTCAAATGCTGCGATGACCTCACCTTCGGCATAATTGATTCCACCCATCTCTATAGGATAAGTGGCTTTAAAGACTACAGAGTATAGTTCTCTCATGCCAAATTCATTATTCATTTTTTGTCTCCTAGCAAAAAGTGGGGAGACACCGCCTCCCCACCTTAGTAGCCTTATTTAATTAATTAGTCACTATTCTACTTCACTTGAAGGAAGCGAATCTTCTACCGGATTGCCACCAATCGTCGATAAACTAGCAGCCCAACCAGCATTTTCTACTGATTTTTTATCATACTTAGTTAATACGGATGCAACACCCTTATTCTTAGTGACATCACCAGATGTAGCGTCTTGCATTGTGTACTTAACAAGTCTGAACATAGCTCCATCAGCAGCTCTCAGAACGTTAATATTCATTGAGAATGTAGCCGGATCACCATCAGCTTCCATTGTCAGTGACAGATCTTCTGCAGAAACCTTTCCTTTCGGAATAATGAATTGAAGGAATTCATCCTGTCCATTCTGATAGTTTCTAGCATATGTATCACCAGTGATGTAATATGTTCCACCAAATGTAGAAGCATCAATTGTGATTTCCAGACCGTCAACCATTGCCTTAGTACCTGTTTGGTTTTCAGGTGGTACTGCTGTAACAGCATCTAAAATATCAAAAGTGATGAAATCAATTTGAGCTGCATTTGCGGCAACTGGTTTTACATCAGAACCCTGATATACATAATAAGTAGCTTTACTCTTATCTAAGTATAAAGTGTATTTTCCAACTGGAATTTTCCAGAACTTCTGTTCCTGTGTAGTAGTACCAGCTGTTTCAATCTGTTCATATTGCACAGTTTTAAGAACTTCTTGATTAGCACCATTACTTTGAACTTTTCCACCAAACATAATAGCCAGTGATTTAACGCTGAACAGTGCATCCTCAAATGTAGCCGTAACTTCCTTATTTGTATCCCAAGAAATCAGCTTAACGTTACCTTTACCACCAGTAGCATCAACAACTTCAGCACTCTGCTCAATAGTTGAAACCTTTAATGTGTCCAGGTAAAGAACTGGAGCAGAAGGCGCACCTTTGCTATCCATTTCATAAAAGACAACATCAGCTACTTCTTTGATACCATATTTATCAAGAATACTACTTGCCATATTAAATAGCCTCCTATCTTATTTTATCCAATATTTTGGTTTAATCTTTTTAGAATCCGCCCCAGCTAACAAGCATCTAATATCAATATCATATGCCTCTTTATTCTGATATGTTTCTATTAGATAAGCTACTGAAGCATAACTTATCTCTCCTATGTTAAGTGGATTCAGACCGATCCCCATACAACAAATTGCGGTCAATAAGCTACCCAATGTTTGCTTACTACGTCTTGCTTTAATTCGTTCTCTCATACGGCCTTTAGCCTTAATCCTTTTAACACGAGGATCCTCATTGGGGTTAGGAGGTTCGATATCCTCTAATCCCATACAATTTCTAATTTTATTTTGAAATTCAAAATAATTATTTGCATCTATTATTCTTGGGTTTACCAAATCTACATCAGGATCAATATCTTCTTCTTTCTTTCCAACTATTATTACTTCCAGCTCTGGAAAAATCGCAACAGGTTCTTTTAAGAAAAATTCAAACCCATCTAATAATTGTTGTCGATTTTTAACTTCTTGGTGATATGTAATTAATAAATATTCAAAAGGAGTAGGAATATAATTTACACCAACTTCATCAGCATAAGCATCTTCTATTTCCTCTTGACTCAAAGTTAATGCTGCCCGATATATATTAAAATCTTCTAAACCCACAACGTCATTAACAGAAGGAGGATATATTTTACATATATCCTTATAAGCAATAGGTAACTTTAATAAAAGTTGTTCACTAATCATAAGTAATTAATGAGAACGTTTGTTCATAAGCCGAAATCTCTTCTGTTAAGAAGTTTAAATCAAAATCTCCACCAACCATTTTTCCTAAACCGTTTATAGTTTTATCATTTAAAGACTTTTGTATCTCACCCATTATAGCGAATGGCCGCAAATTCGTTCCTTTTATAATCCATTGGGTTAAAGGAACAAAACTCTCAACCGCAACACTAATATTTTCAAACTCACTATTAGTACGATTTCTGCGCCCGCGCGTAAAACGTATTGAAATAATTGAATGAGCTGTCTCTTTTGGGCCAACTCTAGGAATTATTTTAACTAATTTCTCAAATACTTCATTCTGTATTTGTTCTTCAGTAAGATCTGGTTGGGATAATGGATCTTTATCAGTATAATAAAGTAGTTTTAGAAGATTTTGATTTGCTAATAAACGCTTCATAATTTTTTGAGCATTTTCACCTAACTCAATACAATTTCTTACTCCCATAATTACTCACCCCCATTATTAAGCCAATAGAAATCTTCACTATTGTCTTCTTCTGTTTGAACGGGTTTTTCACTATGGTCATATAAATAAATAGGATCGACTGTTACAAATTCTACACCTGGATTAGATTGTATGTCATGACCAGTAACGCGATAAGCTTCAGTTATCGCACCACTAGTAATTTCTAAATAATCGTCTTTTCTTAAATAAGGAGTGGCAGGAAGAATAAAGAAACTTGTTTTTAAGTTTTCTGTATAAATAGTATCCATACGACTTCTTGAACGAATTTCGTCTTTCAACATATTATCTTCTTGCCCATACATATAAGCCCAAGAACTTCTCTCAACGCCCTCTCTATCTTTCCAGGTTATATAATGAGTCATCTTAATAACAAAATATCTGTTATATCCACTCGTTTTTATACTTTCTAAGTAATAAACTAACCACGGCTGCTCTTCTCCATCTTTATCTGGAATCATTAAAACTGTACCATGCGGCATATTTAATGTAAGTCGTGTCAAAAGATATTGAATAGTCTTTGTTTCATTCTGACTCTTTCTAACTAACTCGCCTTCCTGTTCTTTTCCATCATATAGAAACTGAACATAATAGATAGATTTTTCGAGTTGGCGCTCGAAGTTTTCTTCTCTTTGAGCTTGTAGGCGAGATTGAAAGTCGACACCATATCTATTTAATCTTTTTAAATAAATATCTTCATAATAACTCATTCGTCTTCACCTACTTTAGTAATTAAAGACATACAATCAAAAATTGTGCTTCTAAAATATTCATATTTCAAATATCTTAAGGCCGCAATTTTATGATATAAAATGTAATAATTTATTGTGCGCTCGTCTTCGGAAAAACCTTCTAATTCAATAAGAATCGAATCAAGAAACTTCTCCCACTCGCGCCCCTTCTCAAACTCACAAAGTAATCCAAATAACTTGCTCTTTAATTTATTATGATACCCCTCTAATACTATTTCCGAACCTCTAGACATTCCCATCACCAGCAAGTCCAGCATAGTTATATGGCTTATTATTTCTAGAACGATAATATACTCTTTCTAATTTAAGAGCATTATATCTTTCTTCTTCTAATAAACCTTTCAACTTATCAAGTAAATTAGCTTGAGAAAAGTCTCTTTCAACATAGAGGGGTTTAACATTTTCCCAAGTCATAATTGACCTATTGAGCCACTCGCACTTCATAAGCTGTGCAAGAATTTGGATTTCTTCATTAGTAACATCGTCAACAAAAGCTTCTTCTTCCTCATCAATTTCCAAGCTAACTCTTGGAAATTTGAAATAAGGAATTGCAGCATCTAGTAAGGATCGCCAATCAGCTTTCAGTTCTTCTTCTGTCCAAGTTGCCCATTCATCTTCTGTTATTTTTGACAAAAAAGCATCATATACTAATTGTAACGAAGTCATTTCTCCCTCCTTTATTCAGTAATTGGATCAACTTCTTCTTTTGCCTTTCTATTCAATTTAATAGCAGTAATAATATCAGTTTGAGTTAACTCTTTTAAGTATTCACACTTCTCGAAATCGGTATATTCTTTTTCGATAGCATATTCAACAAGAAGACGAACCTGTTCAATCGGAGCCTTATTAATCTCTGCTTTAAACTCACTAAGAGGCATAACTTTCATTAACCGATCCATTTTCTTTTCATCAAAGGTAATAATGTTAACAGGTTCAACAGCATCTTCAGGCTCTAAACCTAACGCTTTCTTAACCTCTAAATCATCTATACCTAAAATACCCTGCTTGAACATATACTCAACACCAGGGTCATAAATCAGCTCTTCTAAAACATCAAAATCAATAGTCTTAACGGCGCCCCTGCGTTCCCAAACTCTTTTAAGTCTGAATTCATCGCTCTGAATAACAATTCTACCGTTAGTTAAACTTTCAATCTTAACTTTCTTATTCATTTCATTACTCCTTTTAACTCATAATTAGATGGGGAGAGAAGAACCTCTCCCCATTATTAACTACATTCTAATTAAAATCCGTAAGGATTATCCTGTGTATCAGTAATACCTGTATTCTTATAAGCACCCCAGTTATGCTCAGCTAAGATAGCAGCACCAAGCTTTCTGTAAGTGTGGATTTCCATTGACTGATCTCTGTTCTGGAAGTCATAAATCTGAGTATTTCCTTCCAGTACAACTTTAACAACCTTATCTCCACCTGTAGGCAGAACATAAGCAATCTGAGGACTCAGCCAAGTCTTAGTATTACTTTCATCCGTAAAGTTATTCGGCATCATAACGATCGGAGTACCTCTAAAGATATTGATGTAACCCTGGTTGTGAATAGCATCGATATCTTGCGGATGATAAACGCCACCATAGTTTCCACTTGCAGGAACTGGAACGATAGCATCTGGACCCATAGCCGCGATGAATTCAGGTGGTGCAAATATAACTGCGCCATTACCATAAGATCTAACAACTCTAACGAGGTTAAACATATCATCGCCATTAAATTTGTTGGCAACAACTTTATTTGTAGTTGAAGTATTACCAACAGCGTCAACAGCAGCTTTCAGTGCTTTATGCACTTCCAGATAAACGGAATCAACCATACCTTCAGTTATAACTTCCATTAAGTCAGCCATAACTTCAGAACCATCTAACATTCTTTCGAAGTCGATAGTAGTAGCTCCGCCGATAGCATGAGGCGTAACTTCGAAGTTCTTCACATCAAGTCTAAATGTCTCATATACACCAGACAGACCAACTTGAGTGAGGAATTTTCTTGCTCTAGTCTTACCAATCTTCTGTTTGAAAACAGCTTTTTGGCCTTGACCAACTGTTCTAACTTCTGCAAACATACCAATCGCATCAATAACCTTTGCAGGAACGATTTCGTCTACAGTTTCAACAATAATTTCATAGATATCAAATCTATTTTTCATAAACTGGTTAACTGAACCAGCCAGCTCTCTGAAACCATCTGCTAAAGCAGCATCAACACTTTCAACAGAATAATTAGCAGGAGCTTCATTCTTAGCAGCATACAGCGCTAATTCTTTGAGTTCTTTTATAGTCATCACGTAACCTCCCCTAATTAAGCTTCAAGTACTTGGAATTTCAGAGCAAACTGTCCATCAGGCATTGTAGTTCCTTCAACAACTTTTAGAATTGGACCAGCCTGTGGCTTAGTTTTAGTAACAAGGATTGCACCATTTGTGCCAACTCCACCATAAACAGGAGTAGCAGCCAGAGTAGCCTTTACTACAGCTGTCTTAAGAGCAGCATCATTAGCGAAATCAGTAGTGTCATAACCAATGCAGTTTGTAGTAAACAGATCACCTGCGGCAAGGTAACCAATTCTCGGTAAGAATGTTCCTCTTTCCAGTTTGAAATCCTTTAAACCATTGTTGATGTTGTCATACATATGCTCAGCAGTATAGTTGATACCAATAGGCATATCTTTACTTGTATCTGCGAATTTAACCACACGATTGACTCTATCAACAGAAAGTAACATTCCGTTTTCAGCCGGAACATTAGCAAAGTCAGTGGCATCCAGCGCGCACTGAGCTTCAACTCTTCCATCTCTACGGAAAGCCGCGTTGTTTAATTCTAATTGACCGAATCCGTCAATAGTAAATCTTTTAAAAGCCATATCTTTCCTCCAAAATTATTCATACTTACTCAGAATTTTACCAAGACCAGTTTCTTCATCGTTATCTTTTGGATAGAGAGGAAGATCATTATCATTGGTGAAAAGGGTCGGAGTAGCAATAACTAAAGCAAAAGCTAATTCTTTTTCTAACTCTGTAGCTGTGTATTCAGCAATCTTCTCTTTCATATTATTAATGAAAGCTTCATCTAACTTCTCGGCATATTTATTAATAATAGCCATCTTTTCGGTAGTTTCGATGTTCAGTTTGTACTCTTTTAAAGTTTCAAGTTCTTTGTTAAGATCTTCAACAGTAGCTTCAGAATTGGTCAGATTTTCTAATGCATTATTTAATGCAACTTGCATTTCTCCCTTTTCTTCATTCAGAGAATTAATTGTATTTTCATATTCATCAACTTTAGTAGCTAAAGTTTGATTATCATTTTGTAATTGCGAATAGTGAGTATCAATATTTTCAAAATCACTATTCAATTCATGTAAAGCTTCTAAAGCTTTCTTTTCTTTCTCGTTTACGTCTACGACATAAGCGACTTCCTGGTTAGTAATTTCTACTGAATCAGTTGCATCGTCTTTCGTATAGTAAACTCTCACATATCCGTTTTCATTCACATTGAAAGCAAGAGCATACTCATCATATACTTGACAAATCATATATGTGAGTTCCCATTCGCCTTCTTCATTAAAATTCGGATTTAAAAGTGAAAACAGCATGTTACACTTCTGATTATCAGAAAGTTTATAATTAACTGTCATCTTTTCTCCTCCTTCGTTATTTTCTAAGGCATCTAAATTATAAGTTTCCAACTTATCTAAAATGCTTTCTAAACGAGTTAAGAAGTTTTGTTCTGTATAGAAGCTCGCGCCTTCAAAGCAAGGCTCTACATCACTTCCTAAAACTTGTAACCCTAAGAAGCATCCTTCTGTAAATACAAAATATTTTTTCCCATTTATATACTTCCAATCACCTTTAATTGATGGAGCATATAATTCCATGGATTGCGCTTGACCTACTATTTCATTTGCTTCTTTATAAATGCTAGTGAATAATAACACATCTACACAAGCATAATCTCTAGTTACTCCATCTTCATCTACATGAGACTCCCATGCGAAATTTGGATTTTCAGGAACAATACCATAGATTCTACCCTCATAACGCTGGCGCCCATGATCGGTATAATCTTCAGCTGTATTGTCGTAAATACCTTTTATTGGAGTATAGGGAAGAGTAGAAACAAGACTTTCCGCAAACTCATCCGTTATAAAAGTACGGTTTCTATTACCCCCCTTATAGAAAATTCGGCATCTACCTTTAGTAAGAACTTGATTATATTCTTCAAGCGCGCCGTACAACGTAACGGGAAATTCAAATCTATCCTTATTCGCCATTCGACTGGCCTCCATTCTTATCTAAAGATTCTTCATTAGCAATTGTCTTATCACTCTTTTCATCGTCATCTAGCGCAGGTCTACCCACTTCACTAGATTGAGTCCAAGACGTTTGTAATGGTTTTAATTTATCATATAATTGTAAAACATCCTCTTCCAGATCTTTTACCTCTCCTAAAGTTTTCTGAGAAAGTCCAAGAGCAATAGCTGGTAATAAGAAACTATAACCACTAGAAGCCAATTTAAAGCTATTATCCAAATATTTGCTTGTATTATAGTTCGTAATTGGTAATACAATATAACGAAAAGCAATATTACTATTCTTATATTGGCTATTAACAATTCTGGTAACAAATCTTTCTGCTTTTTTAGCAAAAGTCATCATTAAAGCTGTATCATTATTTAATGAAGATTCAAGAGCTAAGTTACTATCAGATCCAAATAACTGCTCACTTGCGCCGGCTTCATCATAAACATTTTTTAATGAAGCTGCCAAAATAGAAGTCGTACTATCACTAGTAGTCTTAGAAATAATAGCATCTACATCGGCATAAGTGGTAAGAACACTAACATTCTTATTATTCCGCATCATGCCTACTGTACCTTTATGTATTTCCGCCGCTTCTTCTGGCTCAAATAATAATCCGCCATCCGGTAAATGAGGAATCTTTTGGACTATTATTTTACGAATTTCTTCGAGGTCGCGCTCTTTATCAGTCTCAACTGCATCTTCATAATTAATAACAGCTGGAATAACGTGTAAAAAGTTAGGGTGTCCATCCAGGAATGGAAGACAAATACTATTTTCAGTACTAATATAAACCCATTTACTTCTCACTTTTCCTTTTTTATACCTGCGATACCAATTTACAGCTTCTTTCGGAAAAACTTTAAATGCTGCTCTTTGTTGATCTTTATCAGTTAAAGAATCAAAATAGGATACGTCAAATTCAATAACGTCGTTCCCACAAGCATCTTTAAAGCGTGACGCACAATACTTAGCTGGCAAAGTTAATACAGATAAAGTAGTATCATCAATATACTGCACTACTCCATAAAAACAACCATCGCGCAAAGCAGTAAGCGTCCACTCAAACATTAGATTTGATAATCCAACACTTTCAACAAAATTAATTGCTTTAAAATACCTTTTCTTTATATAGTCTTCGGAGAGATCTTTCCCATAAGAGGGAGAAGGAACTAATAATCCAGAATAGGTAAGTATTGTTGCATAGTGAAGTAAAATCCTCTTATAAAGACCATCTTTTCTAAAATAGTTGCGTGACAACTCAATTTGAGTATCAATATCTCCTGACTCAATAATGTCTTCAACTTGTTGGAGAGTATAATCTCTAGAAGTATCGGAAATCTTTCTATTTCCCCACTCACCAATATTATAACTGCGCTCATTGGTACCAATTAAACAATCGGTTGAGAACTGAGACAGTTTTTGTTTTAATTGGTCATCATTTCTATCCATTTATACCTCCCGTAAAGAAAACTAATTGACGTCCACCTAAAGAGCTTTTCCGACTCTTTTTCTTATAATGTTCCTCTTCTAATTCCTTAATGCGCCAAAGCCCATATGAGAAAGAAGAATATTTATCTTTTGGAAAACGAGAATTAATACGTTCTAAAACTATATCCAAGCTCGCGCCAGTACGTTTCAAACGTAAGTTACTCATTTCTTCAAACAAGCGAGTCGTCATTTCATGAGGCATTAATCTTTGAACTCTTTCCTCTGTAGACATCTTTTGGCCAACTTTCGTTGCCAAAAGAGCAGACTTAGCTTCTTGTTCTTTAATTAAAAATCTAACCATACCACTATTAATTCGAGAATAACAATTACCATGTATTTTAGAATTCAGCGGCCCATTAGCTTTTATACCATAAAGAATTTGAGGTGCATCTTTTGGTTGGATTTTCTTATAATTATCATCATTTAAAAATCCAAAAGCTGGCAACAGTTTTCCGTTCTCATCATATTGGTCTTTTATTAATTCATCAGCTAAACCCACTCCCAAACCGTTAGTATCTATTACGACTTCTTTTGGATTGTAGTCTAAAATTAATCGCTTTAAATCCATAGCTTGGATAGTAAAGGGTTTAGTTTGAGCAGTACGTCCTAGAACAACCAAGTTAACCAAAGTAGCATAATATTTATCGTTCAAAACATTAACTCTAAATATACTTACTGCGGTTTGGTCGGAAATCCTACCAACGTCCACTGATATTAAGTAAAATTGTTGACTGCCTGGTCTTTTAATTTCCCGTCTTTCCGGATTTTTTATTTTTCTATACTTAGTTAACTTATCATAAGAGAACCAAGCTTCTTCAGAACTTCCTTGCCAAAGTGACATATATTCTGTTGCGAAAGCTTCAGCATTATAGGAAGGACTCATTTTTAACTTATTAATATATTGTTTATCTATTAACCCATGCATAGCTGGGATGCGCCAGTCGCATCCAAACACGAAAGCGTGCTCTGGATCAATGATAGAAGTTTCAAAAGTATCAATTAATCTATCATATGCAAATGATGTTTTCGCGCCCGCACTGGTCGCGCAAATAATTTGTTGGTTAATTTCAGCTGGGTTTACTGTATTGTCTGGTAAACGACGAGAAACGTTTACAAGAGGAAGAACTACACTATTAATAGCTTCTTCATCACCATCACGGATCTCATCTATAAGTCCACCATGTCTACGTCCACCACGCTGAGTATCACCAGCAAGCACAACATCAAGCACAGAGCCATTTCTAAATCTTAGCTGCACATAGTCTTTACCAAAGTTGCCAGGATATTCCTTAATTTCATTCCCTACCACTTCTTTCTTTAAGAGCGGCCAATGGTCATAAATTTCATAAAGTTTTTCTTTTGTAATTTGCGCCGCCTGTTGCTTTGTATTCGCGCAAATGAATATTTTTCGACCAGGAATGAATATGCACTGTAAAAAGAAGGCTAATATTGTTATGAAAGACTTAGAAAAAGCACGGGGCGCAGTAATAAATACATCACGGTAGCGCATGAGGGCGCGCAGTGTAAGTCTTTGATAAAAGAAAAGCTGAAATTCAGAATCAGTAGGTCGAATTAAATCTAAATAATAGTCCGGATAAACTGTAAATAAGTTTGTCCATTCTCGTAAATCCTCTTCATGATCTACTAAATACTTTTGAGTTAAGACAGCTCCTTTCTCTAATTCTATTCCCTCTCTTTCTGCGACCTCAATATAATCATTCTCATTCATTAGCTTCTGGCGCGCAGTAAGTATAACTTTCTTTTTCTTCTCTTGCATTACTGCTCACCTTCTTCTAAATCAGTTTGGAACTCTTCGTCCTCATAAAGCTTCTCAAACCCATCATTTTCATATTCGTCAAAATCTGTATCAGGCTGCAGATCATAATAGTTTTCTAACTGCGCCGCAGTTTTTAATGACTGAATACGCTGAGTAATCTCATCACCAATACCAGATTCATTGGTATAAAGACGTTGGTTCCAGCTCTGAATATTTTTAAGTGTCTCATCTACCTCATCACGAGTCGCGCCATCATAGAAACGGTTCTTAAACCCTCTCTTTTCGAGCCAGCGCACTAACTCACCAGTAGATTCAAAGTCACTCGCGTTTTTTACGTTCTTTGGAGTAAATTCTCCTGTCTTAACCAGCTTATCATAAGAAGAAAGAAGCTTATCAAAATCTTCTCCCTCTCTAATCCTGCAATCTATTTCATAAGAAATCTTACAAATCTTAACAGCTTGGTCGCCTTGTAGCGCGCCATTGATATTCTGAGTCAATAAAAGCCCATCATATAAATTTTCCAAATAATGAAGAGCTTCATCATCATAATTAAAACCCCATTTCTCTTGGAGTTCTCTCCTTTTGTCATCGCTAACTAAAGGAATAACTTCAGATAAGCCGCCTTGATTTTTCAGGTCTATATAAGCATCATAATAATCTTTCCAACCTATTCCATCATACTCGGAAGCAAAAAACATATTTGCATAAACTGGGAAAGCATCATCGCCATTAATATTCCTTAGTCTCTCAAATTCCTCCGGAATAAAAGGAATATCAATATACTGACAAAGCTTGTCAATAAAATCCCATTCAAAATTATGCTCTTTTAAAAGCTCCTCAATGCAATCATTACAAATTGGCAAATGCTTATCTTGATAGAAAATAGATTTGGTTCTAATATAGTTGGAAGAATTTTGCGGGCGGCCGCAGTGTTCGCACATCTTAGACGAGAAAACTGGTTTCGCATCAAAATTTCTATCCATTAATCTTTTCCTCTATCCTTATTAGCTTTTTTCATAATAAAAAGTAAGTTTCTTCTTTGGGCCTTTGACATTTTCGGAACTTTTTCAAAAAGCTCGTCAAAAAGTTCTTCTGCGCTTTTCGTAATCGTTCTTTCTTCATCTTTAAAAAGCTTGATTCCGCAAACCGTCAATAAACCCAAATATTCTTGGACTGGTAATTGTATAAGCTCTCTTGCGAACTTATCCATATACTTATTAAGCTTTCGCTCATTTTTATCTACCATTATTTTTTCTTCTCCTTCTCTTTTTTCTTAGCATCGCGCCGTTCCTTTTCGCATCTCTTACATTTCGAGTTAAAACCTGTTGCAGATTTACTTTTCTTCACGAAATTCCTACTATGGAGAAGTAGGGTTCTCCCACAAAAATTACATTTTCTGAAGTTTTCCGGAAAGAACAAATTTCCAATAACCTCAAAATGGTATTCTGCGGCTTCATTAATTTTTTTAATAACCTTTTGCTTAAAGATAGTACTAATATAGTTTGTTGTATAATTCTTCCCATACTTTTGATTAATGAACTTTGCTATGTCCTGATTTCGCTCCCCTTGGATTTTTAGGCGCAAAATATCTTGTTGGGCGTCGCTAAGCTCCGCAAACTCCATGTAAAAGTAAAGCGTATCAAGTAAAGCCCCACTATTAGTTTCAAAGTTGAAGTCGGCTTCTGCTCTGGCCGCAGACTCTTCCAATTCCTGTATCATGGAAATGATCTGGTAAACGTCTTCTTGGCGGCGGAAATCAAGGAAGTTGGGGGTTTGGTTTAGTTCGGAAATTTTCTGCCAGTAAAATTGGGAAATGTAAGAAAGTTCAGAAGATGTATACTGCGCGGGGTCGAAGTCCAATCGAAAAATAAGCTGGGAGTAGTCTGAGTTAATGTTGAAAAGACCCAGCGGCGCAACTAAAACGTCACAATCCCAACTTATAGAGTCGTTTGCGGGCGGGCGCAACTCGTAGGAGGAAGGAAGTAGAGTCGGCGCATAGGAGTCCTTATACGTAAATTGCTGTTTACGAAGTTCGACTAATTCGTGACGTTTTTTAAGGTAGGAGTAGGGGTTGAGGTGGAGGGAACGCTCTTCGAGGGTTTTTTGTTCCTCTTCTGTAAATCGGTTCAAAAGCTCGTCGCGCGGTGGGGTTTTGCGTTTTCCGCTTCGTAAATCGTAGTAGTTTAGGGTAAGTTCGAGTTGGTCTATCGACCTCCATAACTCTTCTAAAATCGCTAAAATCTCTGGTGGAGCCGACTTACGAGCTGCCGCACGACTAAATGTAGCTTTGGGTTGGGTATAGTGGACCGGATCGTTCGTTAGGGTTGCTTCGTTGAAGGTGGGAGCTTCAATAAGGGCGTCAAGCGATTCAGTTTTTTCCTTTGTATCCCAAGTCCCATGACTCGTCTTAATCTCTATGCCGGCTTTAGCTGCTACGGTTTCTTTTTTGTTAAAGGTTTTTTGGGTTAGGGGTTCCTCGTTTTGGCTTGCGTTTAAGGCGCGGCCCCATAGAATGTAGTTACCCATTGTTTCGAGTTCGTCGGATGTTGGGTTGAAGTCAATACGTTGAAGATAGTCTTCGAGGAATTTTTTGCGTTCCTCGGCATCTATAATTGTAAAATCTAGGTGTAATCGGTTTGCCATATATCTAATCTATGAATACGCTCGGCTTCGATTTGGTTTGTGGAGAGGTGAAGCGAACGTTAATTTTCCTCCTATAATATAAGTATAGCAGATTGCGGAGGAGAAGTCAAATTTTAGAAGGCATAGGTTGAAAAAAATATCTTGTGGGGATAATAGGTTCAGATTTTTGTTTCGTGGAGATAATGTAGGGGCCGTTTTTCTCTAACGCTTTCCAAAACCTTCCTTTTCCTAAAATAACCCCGGCCCTTCGAGCGATTGACTTTGTTAAATTTTTAACAACCTCTTCATCAATTCTCACTCAATTTTTCCGCAAGTTACTGTCGCCCAAAAGAACATATGTTCTTTTTTCTATTGTCAAAAAATTTTTAGAATTTCGAAAGAATTCCTAAAAGGGGCCGGTCATTTTTTATTCACCCCTCTTCAATAAAAACCACCCCTCTTTTAGTCGAACAAAGGAGATCCTATTCTGCGGGCCAGGGTCGCGAAAAAGAACATATGTTCTTTTATTTAGTCCGGACTTTGTTAAATTTTTAACAAAGTCGTAGTCCGGACTTTGTTAAATTTTTAACAGGTGATCGTCTTATCTTTGGGACGTTTTAGTCCGGCCTTTGTTAAAAATTTAACAAAGTCCCGCGCGAGTTGGGGGGCCAAACACTTTAGCGCATTAAAGTAGTAAAGCGAACCTCTTCATTTTGTATTGTGTATACAGTATACAAGGACAAAAAAATAAATTAAAAAGATAATAAAAAAATAATAAAAAGGGGTTGACAAGTTATAGTATCCATGCTATTATATATATGTAAGAAAGAGAGAGGAGAAAAGGAAATGACAAAGGCTTACTACTTCGATATGGACGGCGTGCTCGCAAACTTCCATAAGGCATATAAAGAGGATAGAATGGTTGCTCTTAAGAGAGATAAGATGGCGAACCTTGAACCGTTCGAAGCAAACGTGAAACTCGTTCGCAACCTTATCGCACATAACGAAGTAGTATATGTACTCACTAAGGCAGCCAACGAAGAGGCGATGGAAGGCAAGATTGAATGGCTTGCAAAGTACGTTCCTGAGATGGATAAAGAACACTTCATTTGCATCGTAGGTCATGGTAAGAAAGTTGACTTCATTCGTGAAGATGGCGTACTCGTTGATGATGATATGAAGAACCTTAAGCCGTGGGCAAAGGAAGGACACGAAGTATACTACGTAGAAGAAAAGGGAATGGAAGTAGTATTCTAAAGATAGAAAGAGGGTAGATAAAAGGTTTACCCTCTTCATTTATAGATAGAAAATAGATAGATAAATAGACAGTGAAAAAAGTTTAACTAATTTGTAAAAAGGGGTTGACAGTACCTCTTCATTGTGGTATATTATAGTTAAGGAAAGGGAAGATAATTGAAAGGAAGGTAAACAAATGAGGAATATAAACACTGAAAACATTATTATAGCAATTACAATAATTGCGGCAATTATCGGAACAATCATTGGTATTATTGCAATCGTAAACGGACAGATAGTAGACAGTGAAACAGTTAGCCCCGCCAACCCAGCAAGTCCCGTTCATCAGTTAATGAAGAGTGTAATGTATTAAAGAAGTCGAAAGACTTCTTTTCATTTACCAAGGGACGAACATACGTTCGCACCAAGCGAACATATGTTCGTCTACTGCGGGCGGCCGCGCGCACTTTAGCACGTTAAAGCATTAAAGCATTAGTATCGAGTTTGTTTGTTAATTAACAAACGACATATTTATACATTGAAATGAATATTTATTTTTTTAATTTGAGGGTTGACAAATATATTCAGTTGTGGTATATTATAATTGACGAAAGGAAAGGAGAAAACACAAATGACAAAACTAATATTCGATACTGAGACTACTGGACTGGATAAGCCGTTCTGTTACAATGTGGGCTATATCATTGTTAATGATGAGGGTATGGTAGAGGTAAAGAAAGAGTATGTATGCGAGCAGGTATGGCATAATCCAATGCTATTTACTACTGCATACTATGCGAACAAAAGACCAATCTATGTTAACAGAATGAGAGCAAGACAGATAACAATGAAGAAATTCGGTTATATCTGTCAAGAGATGATTAGAGATATTGAGCGCTATAATGTTACAATGGCTTTTGCTTTCAATAGCGACTTTGACGAGAAAGTGTTCGACTTCAATTGTGAATGGTTCAAATGTAATAATCCTTTTGATAATGTGGAAATTAAGGATATTAGAGGTTTCGTTCATCACTTCTTAATTGATAACGAGTTTAAAGCATTTTGCGAAGAACACGAACTGTTTACAGAATGTGGTAACTATTCCACCACAGCCGAAACAATGTATAGATATATAACTGATGATAATACTTTTGAGGAAGAGCACACGGCGTTAAGTGATAGCATTATTGAGTGGGAAGTATTGAAGAAATGTATTGAAAGGGGCGCTGATACTACAGAGAATTATAAAGCGTATCGCTCAATTAAAAGAGATACCGAAAAGGTATTAACAATTGATAATAAAGGCGATATATATACAATTCCTTGTAAAGAGTATAAAGTTTATAAAAGCAAAAATAAAATTGTAATTAAATAAAAAAGTTTTGAAAAAGGGGTTGACAAACCCCTTTTTCCATGTTATTATATGTATGTAAGAAAGAGAGAGAGTTAAAAAAAGAAAGGAAGTAAAAAAATGAAGTTCTTTAAGATGATGAAGGCGGCGGTAATGATTGGTAAAATGTTCAGCGATGAGGAAAAAATCAAAGAGTTAATCGACGAATACTTTGCCGAAACCGGATTAACAGTCACTGTTGAAGAGGTAAAGGCAAACGATTCAGAAAAAGTCGACTGGTTTGCGGAATGGGTTTCTGATAAGGTTATCGCACAACTTTAAAAAATAAAATAAAAAAATAAGCGAAAGGGGTTGACAAAACCCCTTTTGTATTGTATTATAATTATAGAAAGAGAGAGGAAGAAAAGAAAGAGAGGTAAATAAAATGACAAGAAAGATGGTAGAAGAAAGAATGAAATTCGTTGAAGAAAGACTTTTCTATATCGCGATGGTAGATATGCCGACCGCAAGAGATAAAGAACTTGAAAGAGAATTTGAACACGAACTCAAAGGACTTAAAGAACAGATGAAGGCGTTCGGTTGACGGACGCTTTTTTATGTCAACCAAAAGAACATATGTTCGTCCTGGCGCGGGCGCGTCCACTTTAGCACACTAAAGCGTTAAAGTGTAGATCTTTCGGGCGCGCTTGTTAAAAATTTAACAAAGTTCCTCTTCAAAAAATTTTAAATTTTTTAAAATAAATACTTGACAAATAAATATATTTTATATATAATATATATAGAAAGAGAAAGGTAAAAGAAAGGAAAATAAAAATGACTAAAGCAATTTACTTCGATATGGATGGAACAATCGCTAACCTTTACGGAGTTGAAAATTGGTTAGATATGCTTATCAATGGAGACGAAACACCATACAGAGTGGCGAAACCGATGATAAAAATGAATGTACTTGCAAGGTACTTAAACAAGTTACAGAGACATGGTTATATAATCGGAATTGTTAGTTGGTTGTCTAAAGGTGGAAACACAGAATATAATAAAAAAGTAACAGAAACAAAAATCAAATGGTTGCATACTCACTTGAAAAGTGTTGAATGGAACGAAATAAAAATCGTTGAATACGGAACACCTAAAGAAACGATTGTAAACTATCCAAAAGGTATTCTGTTCGATGATGAAAAACAGAATAGAAAAAATTGGAAAGGTAAAGCATATAAAGAAAATCAGATTATGGAAGTGTTGAAAGCGATTGCATAAAATCGCTTTCAACCTTAAAAAAGGTATTGACAAGTTAAAAATTATATGCTATAATAAAAGCAGATAAAGGAAAGGGGAAAAGAAAATGACACAGAGTATTATGCAGTTGGCGGAATTATTAGACGAGTGGAATATTCCTTATGAATTAACTGACGATGTATGCGGAAACGAAAATAATCAGTTATGGTATCCTAACTATAAACATAATATTTGTGATGTAATTTGTCACGAATACAGTTACGGCGGAAAAGATGGCTTACTTGAAATAATGGGTTTAGTCCCTGAAGAGGTCGGCGATGATGTAGAAGGGTATTTAACAGTTGCGGAAGTATTCCACAGAATTCTGCAGGACTATTGCGAAAATAAAGTAAAAAATTAAAAAGTTTTTTTCTAAAAAGGGTTGACAAACCCTTTTTTTCATGTTATATTATATATGTAAGAAAGAGAGAGATAAAAGAAAGGAAAAGAAAATGGCTTACGTAGAAATGTTCGATTATGTGCTTTCTGTAGAACAGTATGAACGCGAACGCGCGCAGTACCACGAAGAATGGTTAGCGATGGATGATTGGGACCGTTCATGGTATGATGATGAAGAGGAATTCATCGAAGACCGTTTCCATTCCGCTTGCTATCCGGATGACTAAAGAAAAGAAAAGTAAGCCGCAAGGCTTATTTTTTTCTATCCATCAAAAGAACATATGTTCGGGCGCGGCCGGCCGCACTTTAGCGCATTAAAGTAATAAAGTGCGCGACTTTCGCCGTCGATTGTTAAATTTTTAACAATTGATCCTATATATATATTATAATTCTCTTCCCATTATATCATACCATACAAGAGAGATAATGTCAAGGGAAAAATTAAAAAAAATTTGTTAAATTTTCCCTTGACAGATTAAAAAACTCATGCTATAATAAAGACACAAAAGGAAAGGAGAGTAAAAAATGAAAGCATTTGTTACGAAAGCAAACTCGGATTATTGGTACAAAATTAAAGAATTTGACACGATGGAAGATATTGCAAAATTTATGAAAGAGGTTGAGTGCGGATTAATTATTGAAGAAAATGATTATACTGACGATGTACTTTTTGAATTTTGGGACGGAATGAAACAGGAAGACATTCCGATTATTAAAGAATGTGCTTTACATATCACTATTTACAATGATTATGTAGAATAAAAATTCTGATAAAGAGAAAAGAGTTAGTCTTTACTAACTCTTTTCTTTTGCGCGTCCCTCTTCAAAAAAAAACTTGACAAAATAAAAAAAATATGATATAATATATATAGAAAATAAAAAAGAAAAGAAAATTTGAAAAAAAATTAGAAAAAGGGTTGACAAACAAAATTTGAGTGGTATAATAATAGTAGAAAAAGAGAAAGGAGAAAAGAAAATGGCTGTTAGTAGAAAAGTAGAAAGAGAACTTTTGAGAGAAGAGTATTTGAACAAACTGATTGAGTACTTTAAAGCCGATGAAGATGTTTTGAGAGTGAAAAGTAACGAAATCGCATTTCCTGTAGTTGGTTGTAACGATAGTGAGGATTTTATCGTAATTACAGTAAAAGTGCCTACGGGTGCAAACAAAGGTACAGAGCCTTACGATGGTTACGAACTTGCCGAAGAATACGAAATGAAGTTGAAAGAGAAAGAACAGAAAAAGAAAGAAAAGGCAATCGCAAAAGAAAAGAAAATCAAGCGTGACGAAGAAGTCAGACGCAAGAAAAAGGAAATCGCCGAAAAAGGAAAATAAAAAAAATAAAAAATAAAAGAGAAAAGGGGTTGACAAAATCCCTTTTTTCATATATAATATAATTGTAAAGAGAAAGGGGAAAGAAAAAATGAAAAAGAAATACAGACTGAATAAAGTAAAATTTATCCGTTTTATCTGCTTTACAATTATGCTTTTAATCATCGGTTGGTTCATGGTTTCATACATTGAAATTCTTTGTAAGAATATCACAGAAAATCCGACTTACAGCGACTGGAATTTTATCTTTGTTGCACAAAAACTTTTGAAATAATCACCTTTTACCTCCTTTTTTACAATATATGGAAAAGGTCACCACTGAGTGGTGACTTTTTCCGCTCTTCAAAAAGAACATATGTTCGCCTCCGGCGCCGGACCGGAGATTGTTAAAAAATTAACAATTTCGGCACCGCGCACTTTAACGCTTTAACGTGGTAAAGTGTACGCAGACGGGCGCGCCCGCTTTAGCGCGCTAAAGTGGTAAAGGATTGTACTAAATAAAAAACATTAAAAAAGGTATTGACATTTAGGGCGGGCGGGTGTATACTATAATTGTTCCAAGGGAGGGACAAACGAAAATAAAAAAAATAAAAAAAGTTTGAAAAATCCCTTGACAAATCAAAGCCAATGTGCTAATATATACTTGAGGGTAGGAGAGTTAAGGGTTTACCTCACTACAAAGTAGCAAGCAGTCGCAAGTACAAGCACTACCGAAAAAACCCGAAAAAAGTTTAAAAAAAGTGTTGACAAACTAAAGCAAATGTGCTAATATATAATCAAGGAAAGGGAGATACTTCTGAGACTGTTCCCCAATACCGAAAGGCAAGAGAACTGTGAGCCAAATAAAATTTGTAGCCGCATAGGAAGTATCACCCGAAATCCTAAAAAAATCTAAAAAAGGTATTGACAAACTTGAAAAAGTATGTTAATATATAAATGTCAAGAGGGTCGTGGAGAGGTCGCCCCACGAAGTAGCGTAAGAGGATAACACACAGACCTAAATCGATAAGTGAAAACCTCTTGACAATATTACAAAAGTGTGATAATATATAATCACAGAGAGGGAGACAGGAACTCCCAAAGGTAACTAAAAAGGGTCACGACCAACGTGAGAAAGTAGGTACACTATGACTAACAGAGAATTCTTCGAAATGGTAATGAATGGTAACGTAACTGACGAGGTTAAGGCTCACGCTGAAATGTCGATTGAGAAACTCGATGCGCGCAACGCAAAGAGAGCATCTCAGCCGTCAAAGAGAGCGATTGAGAACGAACCTATCAAGGCTAACATCAGAGAGTATCTCGCTGATAAAGAGCCGACTACGGCAAGCGAAATTGCCAAGGGACTTGAACTGACTGTTCAGAAAGTTTCCGCACTGTGTAGACAGATGGTAAATGATGGTATTCTCACCGTTACCGAGGTTAAGGTAAAGGGAAAGGGCAATCAGAAAGCGTATGCTATCGGTTGACAATAATTCCCAGCCGGGAAGAGAGAGAAAATCTCTCTCTTCCTTTTTTTACCATTCCGCGGTTAACAATAACAGGTATTATGTCAACCGCGACAATAATAATATTATTGTCAACCGGCCAAAAATCTTTATCCACAGATTGTTAAATTTTTAACAGGGCGGCCGGCCGCGCGCACTTTAGCGAGTTAAAGCGTTAAAGGATCGAGCCAAAAAAATAATTGGAAAAAAGTACTTGACAAGTCCTCTTCATTATGGTAATATATACTTGTAAGAAGGAGAAAGGAGAAATAAAAATGACTTGTACTGAATGGAATAAAGGGATTAAGTTCCTCACTACTGCAGAGGTAGGCGCGTGGGTTGACCACGAAGACCGCACAGTTATTATCGAGGAGATGTGCGGAGGCAGATATTTACTCCTCGACCGCAAAGAAGTTTGCGGGGTGACCGATTCGGTCATCGAGGCGATGTCATTCCTTAGGGGATAGGCAACCGCCTTTTTTATTAACCAATGAACGAACGTTCGCGCGGCCGGCCGCGCGCACTTTAGTCTGCTAAAGCATTAAAGGATCGAAAAAAAGTACTTGACAAATCCTCTTCATTATGGTAATATATGGGTAGAAAGAGAAAAGGAGATAAAAAATGAAAGTGATTTTTGCAGGGTATCTTATTGTAGTCTTTTCCCTTGGCGTTCATGGGATTTTTTATGATAAAACCGATAAAAACGGAAATTTTAAAGTAAATTGGCCTTTTGGTTTATTTCTTTTCTTGTTTGGACTTACTCCCATAATTGCGAAAATATGTAATTTAATTTGAAATTGCACTTGACAAGTCCTCTTCATTGTGATATACTTATTATAGAAAGAAAGGAAAGGAGAAAGGAAAATGAAAACGTACTTATTTGAAGATTTTGAAACGGGTGAGAGATTCTTTGTTGAAGAGGAAACACCGGAAAAGGCAATTGCAGTTGCCGATGAATATTTTGACCACGCTATTTTCATGTGGGAAGTATCCGAAGAATGGGCGGACTTGGCAGGATTTGACACTTACTAAAAAAAATTAAAAAAGTTTTGAAAAAGGGTTGACAAGTTCAACCCTTTATGGTAATATATAATCGTAAGGAAGAGAGAGTTAAAAAAAAGAGAAAGGAAAAAGAAATGATGTACTTAGTAATTTTTATCGAAGAATACGTTGGCTACCACTTTGACGAACACACCAAGTTTTTCAAGGATGAACAGTCGGCAAAGGAATATTGCCAGAAATTAAACGCCGAATTTGCCGAAGAAAATCATTGTTCGGTTGAAGATTTAGGTGACTACTACACGGTTGAGTGGGTTAAGGAAGGTTAGAAAGGACTAACCCACCAAAAAGAGGGCAACCTCTTTTTTTTTGTTCTGCCGGCGAACATACGTTCTCGGCGGCCGCCCTCGCGCACTTTAGCGTAGTAAAGTGGTAAAGTGGACGGATCCGGCGCCCGCGCATAAACATACATGAAAATGTATAAATATTTTTTTCAAAAAAGTATTGACAAAATTGATTATATATATTATACTATAATGGGGAAGTATGCCCAGGCGTAAAAGTGCGAATTTTCTGAATTGTCAGAAAATTAAAACTTTTTATTTTGGGGTTGACAAATTCCGTTCTATCCCTTATAATAGTAACTGTAAGGTAAAGAGAAAAGGAAAGGAACGAAACAACATGAAAATCGACAAAAGAAAAAACTATTATCTGACAATCGACACGGAAACGGCAAACGGATTTGATGACCCGATTGTATACGATTTAGGCGGATGTATACATGACAAGAAAGGCAACGTAATGGAAACATTTTCCTTTATCATTTACGAAACCTTTTGCGGAATGAAAGATTTAATGCAGAGTGCCTACTACTCCGAAAAAATTCCGATGTATCAGAAAGAAATTGACGAGGGAAAAAGAAAAATCGTAACCTATACCACCGCCAAAAGATATATCAATGCACTTTGTAAAAAGTACAATGTCAAGGCAATAATCGCCCACAATATGAGATTTGATTATAGGGCAACGACACGGACGCAAAGATATATCACGAAATCAAAAGTCAGATTTTTTCTTCCGTATGGCGTTGAATTGTGGGATACAATGAAAATGGCAAATGATACAATTTGCAAACAGAAAACATATATCAAGTGGTGTAAAGAAAACGGATATATGACAAAGAACGGACAAGTCAGAAAAACGGCGGAAATCCTTTACAAGTACATTTCAGGCAACTGGGATTTTGTGGAAAATCATACAGGACTTGAAGATGTGCTAATCGAAAAGGAAATCTTTTCCAAGTGTATGGCACAACATAAGCCGATGAGAAAATTATGTTTTGACTAAAAAAATTCTAAAAAAGGGGTTGACAAAGTCAGCCCCTTTTGGTATTATAATTATAGAAAGAGAGAGAAAGAAAGGTAAGAAAAATGTATATGGTATGGGTATTTGATGAAGATTTATATGATGATGTGTTGATTTTTGAAGGGTCATATGAACAGTGCCAAGAGGTAGTAGCCGAAGGGCGCGCAATCGGTGAGGACCCGTATATCGTAGCCAGCGAGGACTACTACGAGGACTAAGCCGAAAAGGATAAGCCGAAAGGCTTATCTTTTTTTTTGTTCTTAAAAAGAACATATGTTCGCGGCGGGCCGGTGGCGCGCACTTTAGTCTGCTAAAGCGTTAAAGCGATCCGCGCCGCTTGTTAAAAATTTAACAATCGATCCGGTCCGCCGATTGTTAAAAAATTAACAAAGATTTTTTTCAAAAAGGGGTTGACTTTTTCCCTATGTGGGTATATACTATAATTGTCAAGGGGAGAGGAAGCCGAGGGACTCACGAGGGCGCGCACTCCACGAGAGAAGGAAAAAAATTCTCGAAAAAAAATAAAAAAACCCCTTGACACTATCACAAAAATGTGATAATATATAATTGACCCAAGGGGAGAGGTTAAAAACGAAAGTAGTAAAATATTACAACCCCGCGGGTGAAAAAAAGTTTTAAAAAGTACTTGACAAGATAGACAAAAGGTGCTATACTTAAGTCAAGGAAAGGGGAAAGACAGGAACTTTCCCAAAGGTAAATCTAAAAAGGGTTGTGACCAACACAAGAAAGAGGTGTCTTATGACAAAGAGAGAATTCATGGAAATGGTTATCGCTGAGGTTACTAACGCAGAACTCAAGGCTTTTGCCCAGTCTGAAATCGAAAAGATGGACGCGCGCAACGCTAAGAGAGCCGAAACGCCTTCCAAGACGGCAATCGCTAACGAGCCTATCAAGGCACAGATTGTCGAATTCCTGAAGGGTTGCGAGGAAAAGGTTACCGCTTCCGCTATCGCTTCCGAGGTTGAAATCTCAACGCAGAAGGCTTCCGCCCTTTGCAGACAGTTGGTAGCAGATGGTGTTCTGACCGTCGCAGATGTGAAGGTTAAGGGCAAGGGTACACAGAAGGGTTACGAAATCGCGTAGCCTAACCCAAGCCGAGGAAGGGAAAAATTTTCCCTTCCTTTTTTTACCATTCAGACGAACATATGTTCGTGGCAGAAATTGGAAGAACATATGTTCGCGAACATACGTTCGCGGTCGATCTGGTCCGGACTTTGTTAAAAATTTAACAATCGGGGCCGGCGCCGCGCACTTTAACACACTAAAGTGCTAAAGTCTTTCGATCCGGCGCGCGGTTTACATAATATTATTATCGTTATGCGGTGCGGTTTACATAATATTATTATCGTTACGAAAAAATCCGAAAAAAATTTTTGAAAAAGGGTTGACAAATTGTGTTCTATCCCTTATACTATATATAGAAAGTAAGAGTTGAGGTTAAGGAAAGGAGTTAACTATGGCAGTATCGCGCAAGGTAGAAAGAGAAATCATCCGCAAACAGTATCTCGAAATGGTAGCCGAATTCCTCAAGGAAAAGGGTGAAGATGTTCTCCGTGTTAAGTCCAACGAAATCGCTTTTCCAGTCGTTGGATGTGAAGATAGCGAAGATTTTCTCGTTATCACTTTCAAGGTGCCGACTGGCGCCAATAAGGGAATGGAACCGTATGACGGTTACGAAATGGCGGAAGAGTACGAAATGAAACTCAAAGCCAAAGAGGAAAAGGCGAAAGCCAACGCCGAAAAAAAGGCGAAGAAAATCGCTCGCGACAAAGAAATCAGAGCGAAAAAGGCAGAAATTGCCAACAAGGGAAAATAGCCATTTTCTTCCAGAGGGAAGAGGGTCGGTTGACCCTCTTCTTTTATTGTAAACCGCGCAACAATAATAATATTATGTCAACCACGAACATATGTTCGCGGCAGCCGAATTTCAAAGGCGAACATATGTTCGCGGCCGGCCGTAGTTGTCCACTTTAACACACTAAAGCGATAAAGTGCGCGCCGGCGGGCGTCCACTTTAACACGTTAAAGTAGTGAAGTGCAGAAATCCGGGCCGCTCGTTAAATTTTTAACAAAGTCAAGTTTTCTGGCAACTATTCCGAAAATTAGTTTTTTAGGAATAGTTACAACCTCTTCACTATATATAGTATATTTCCCTCTTCAATACCACTATATATAGTATGTTTTGGTCGTGCCAACTATTCCGAAAAAATGCTTTATCGGCATAGTTATACCGCCGAATTGTCAGAATATTCCAACTATTCAGAATTGTCAGAATATTCCAGCTTTTCGCTTTAGCGTACTAAAGCGTTAAAGCGTTGTCAAATTTTAAAATTTTTCCAGGAGCTGCGAAAGAGCTGCGATCGAAAATTTTTTTCACGGCCGTGGGGAGCTGCGATTTGACTTTTTTATTTCGCATCCAGGAGCTGCAAAAAATTTGACTTTAAAAGTCAAATTTCTTTTATAAAATTCAAGGAGCTGCGCTTTGGAAATTTGACAAAAAAAGTCAAATTTTTAAGGAGCTGCAACTTAGAGCTTTTGGGAATTTGACTTTAAAAGTCAAATTTTCAGCGCGCACCCGCACGAACCTCTTCAAATTAAAATTTGAAAAAGCTCTAAAAATCTTTTATAATATATATAGAAAGTGAGGGAAGAAAAAAATAAAAAGCTCCTCCGCTGAAGAGGAAAGGGCAAAAGAAATTTTGACAAATCCTCAAAAATCTTATATAATATATATGTAAGATGAAGAGAGGGAAAAGTAACTTCCTTCTAAAGTAAAAACCATAACGTAACTGGGTGGTGACCTACACCAGAAAGAGAGTACAAAATGACTAAGAGAGAAATGATGAACCTGATCGCTAACGGAACTATCAATGAAGAGGTTATGGCTTGGGCTGTCGGCCAGATCGAGAAGATGGATGCGGCTAACGAGAAGCGCAGAAACTCCGTTTCTAAGAAAGCGCTTGAGAACGCTCCGATCATCGACAGAATCGTGAACGAGATCCTCGGTGAGGAACCGATGACTGCTACTGATGTAGCTGGAGTTCTCGGAGTTTCTGTCCAGAAAGCATCTGCACTCCTGCGCACTGCCGTGAAGGAAGGTAGAGCTGCTGCCGAGGACGTGAAAGTTAAGGGCAAAGGCACTCAGAAGGGGTACACTCTCGCGTAGTGCCGCGCGAGCTGTAGTAAACGGCTGAAGAGGGGAAATCACCCCTCTTCTTTTTATTTTATACGTATACTTAGACGTATTAGAATACGTTTGAGTATTATTTTTTTAACTTTTAATAGGAAAATTTGACTTTTTAAGTCAAATTATTAATAATTTTAAACTTTTTTAAAGAAAAAATTTGATTTTAGTCGATGTGTGCGGCACCCACCTATTTCTGACCATACCAACTTCTTTCATAATCCTCCAACTCCTTTCAAAACCCCTCAACTTCTTTCAAAAACACGCAACTTCTTTCATTTTCCCCTTCTGAACTACCCCCTTCTCCGAGATCTACTGCGCAGGACCACCGCCCTCCCATGCCCCGTGGCAGTCTACCTCCCTATAACGTATTACTAAACTTCTACTTATACGTAAACTTATACGTAACAACCCGTTACCAGCTGGGTTATCCTTAGTCGTATACGTATACTTATACGTAGACTTATACGTTTTACCGTTACCCTTTTCCTACCTTTTTCGTTACCCTTTTCCTTATCCGTTTACTTATCCTTTTTTGTTACCTTTTCCGGTACATTTCCCGTTATCCTTTTTCGTAAACCCTTTCCCGGTACCTTAAACATATACGTATACGTATACGTTTATCGTATTCGTTTTCGTAGAGGTAGAAAATAAAAAAGCTCCTTCCGCTAGAGGAAGAAGCTAAGTTAATCGTAGTAGTTGACCGTTACGGCTCCCTTGTTTTTCCCCACCGTTGGTGGTAAAACCTGCGGGAGCTTCACAACTAGTAGAAGGTTTTTAGATTTGAGGTACCTTAATATTATACGTTTATACGTATAAGTATATGTATACGTATATTTATATTTTTTCCTTATACGTATAATAAGTGATTTTAGTTAAAAGAAGCTACAATTTTTTTCGTAAAACTGCGCGAGTCCGAAATTTTTCTGCAAAATTTTTTGGAAAATTTCTGCAAAATTTTTTGGAAAATTTTTTGGAAAATTTCTGACGCTGGAAATTTTTTGGAAAAAATTTTTTTGGAAAATTTTTTGGAAAATTTTAAGCCAGGGAAATTTTTTGGAAAATTATTTTCCCAAAATTTTTCCCAAAATTATTGATATACGTAGACTGCGCGCTGTCAAAAACCTACTGATTTTCCCAAAATTTTTTGGAGAATTTTTTGGAAAATTTTTGATTGCGCGCAGTCGAAATAAAAAAGGAAGCTACAAAGCTTCCCTTAAATCAACCCGTATTTAACTACTGAATCTTCAAAGAGTTTCATAAACCGGTAGAACTTTCCGATCTCACTTTCATTAAAAATAAGTTCAACCTGTCTTGTCTCCTCTGGAGAAGTAGCAGTCGCGCTAATTGATAAATCATAACTCCCATCGGGAATTTCTATTGGTACTAAAATTTTCAATTTAACAATCTCCTTTCTTCTTCCTCATCTTCCATTGATTCATCATATACTATTATATAAGAGGAAATAATTACATATCCGTCATCTTCATAATAATTATGAATATAAGCTGCGGCACTTGGTAAATCTCCTGCGCCGACTACTCCTCGCGCGTTATAAATTTTTCCCTCTTCTGACAGCATAGTTAGATCATATGCAAAGTATATCATTCATTAGTTCTCCTTTTTCTATCTGCATTACATAAGCTGGAATATCAACGCTTGCAAATTCTTCGCCACCTACGATAAATGCAATATCAAAAACGTATTCGAGAATTTTTTCCGTTGACTTAAGATCGGCTTCATTTTTATTACCAAAACCATGAACAGCGATGTAATAAATAGCAGACAGCTTTTTACCGATTTCATTCTTATTTTTTTCAGAAATTAATTTCATCGCTTATTCTCCCTATTCACCCCTCATATCTGCACCGCATACAGCACAATAATTTTTCACACCTGTTATATCCTGTGTATGCAAACACTCTGAACATTTGTGATAATCTTTTCCGTTACTGCCTTTTACCAGTATCCACTTACCTTTCTTCCGTCCCGATCGCGCGGGTGGTAATTCATCAATAACGTCGATGACCGCATCTTTCCATGATACACGATGCTCTATATTCATATCCAAAATCGCATCAATTGTTTGCTGCCTGCTAATTGAATCATCCATTAGTTCTCCTTGAAAGCCTTCCTAATATCATCATACTCCATCAATCCGTCTTCTTCACTAATGTAGACTAGATTAATTGACTCAATCTCCTGCTCTCCATAATAATTTTCAATATATGTCATAGCTTCAGAAAGGGAAGACGCGCAAACAACTCCTTTTGAAGTAATCATACCTTTACCAGTTTCCTCAAAATCATATTCGCTGAAATGTGTTACCTCGTATTTAATAAACCACATTATTATTCCTCCCATTCTACTTCTTCAATTTTTCGATACAAAATTCTAAAATTTTCTTTAACACTTCTATCAATATGATAATGTCCACAATACCATTTCCCATAATTAGGACAATAGTACAAAATACTATTCAACATCTGACTTGTTTTGTCAGAACGATAGTCATTACCATAAAGATACTTTTTATAATCTGTTGGCGCCGCATGAGTGATGATAAGATCTGGCTTAAAATCAATCTTTTCTAAGTTCTTTAAAGCATTATTGAACTCAGTTTCGTTAGGCTCTTCCTCTGGCCACCAGTTCTCACCTTCTGTTCGCCAATATTTATCCGTAGACTGCGCGCCACCAAAAGCAAACAGAGTTCTGCCATCTATCTCAAACACCTCTCCTCTCATAAGGTGAATTACGCTTCGCATTATACGATGAACTTTTCCACCATGCCATTTCTCTACGTCATATGCGGCCAGTCGTGGAAAACATTCATGGTTGCCATCGACAAATAAAGTTGTCCAAGGCGCGCCGTCAAGCCAATTTAATAAATCCTGCTCTCGATCTGTCATTCCTTTATAATTAAAGATGACTCCAAAATCTCCACAAATTATTAAATAGTCCTCTTTCGTGAGGTTTTTACCCTCACGAAAGGCGAACTCATACAACTTATCAAAATCTATATAACTATGTAAATCTCCTGTAACAAATATCTTTGACATTATCCTAACCTATTACCATTATCAAACCAAATTCTTCATTCTCATTCAATACAGCAAACTCACTAATTTCTGACACAGCTTCACTAAGCACATTACAGATATACTCAACAGAATTTCTATTTATATATCCAACATGACCATATTCTGCACGATCTTCTGCGCCCATCTCGGCATATACTTCTGCTGGTAAAACACCTGAAAGCTCGTACTCGATTACATCAGGACTATAATCAGTTCTAATAAGCATTTCCATTTCATTATGAGTTAAGTAACCTCTAATAACAATATCATTAGGATCAACCCATACTTCACTCATAGGAAGCCACTCACAAAGAAGATAATTCCAACCAGCTCGCGCGCCTTTGTCAGCCTTATCATAACCAACAAGTTTCTGAAGATCAGCTGACGCGATAGATACATTTATACCGATTGCTTTTTCCTCAAAATCTTCCCAATGGATAAAACTTTTAGAACGGCAATACAAACATTCTACTTTGAACTCCCCATTTTTATCTTTGTAATAAGGACCAATGACGTCTACTGCGCCAGTTTCTTTATTTCTTTTTCCTGCATAGAACATATAATAAGTACTCATAATTTCATCTCCTTTCCCTTTCTATATATATTATATCAAAAATTTCTAGAAAATTCAAAATACAAATAGGAGAGGGATATACCCCTCCTACCTTTATATCCCAAAATTCACTTTACCAACTCACCATAAGCCACACTTCTCCTTCTTTAAAGGCTTCACGAACTGCGGCATCGGCTTCATACCAAAGAGCAACTGCATGAGCTTCCCAATCTGCACCGAGATAGTAGCTGCTACCCTCATTAAAGATTCTATCCATCGTATACTCTATAACATTATAGAGATCACCAGTCTCATCTTCCCAGTTACGATAGTTAAGAACAAAGTCACGGAAATCATCATTCTTAAAGTAAGGCTCAATTGCTTTATAAAAAGTATTCCAATCTTCTTCGGAAATGCGGAAGTTATATTCACTTCCATCAGTGATTTCTACGTTTTCCATGAAAAAATTGGCGATTGCCCAAGTTTTTCTTCCGTAGGCAAGTTCGCTTTCAAGTTCTTCCTCTATTGACATATCATGGATGTCTTTAGTCCTCTTGTAAAGTACAAGATCAAGTCCCATATTGATTAGTTCTCCTTTCCTTAAATTATCTTTCCTTTTTCATGTTCCATTACAAAAAAGAAATCTTCTAATATTCTTTCAAAGTCATCATCTTCTAAATAGTACAGATCCCCATGTCCTGAAAATACCTTAAGATTTTCAATAAGTTGCCCAAAGCGCCAGTCCGGAACCTTAAGCCAATAGTATTCAAGCAGTTCCATCAAATGGGGAATTCGTGAAATGTTTCTCATTTTATATCTCTACCTTTCGCGCATTTGCTAAATCTAACATATCAAGTATATCTTTTAAAAGAAGCTGATCAGATGGGTGTAATATATCTCTTGAATACTCATCAAACAGACACTTATGAACAAGAAGGAATTCTACTGGAGAAAACTCAACATAAACAGAATTCACACAGTCCTCATCATTTATAGCAACCATAATTCTTTTCATCTAAACCACCCTACTACAAAACGATAACCATCTTTATTTACAACTTCATAGTTGAAATTATCTTCATTATCTATTTCCTGCTTCTCTTCAATCATCTCAATTAAGTCAGCCGCGCGCACTTGTTCGTCATATTCATTAAGAACAACATACTCGCCAGTATCAACTTTCTCTTTAATAAACTGAAGAAACTCATTATAATCTTGAAACCATTCACAGCTGTGAAAAAGAAAGCGCCAGCCCGCGGAAGACTTCCCAATATGAATTGGTTCTTCTATTGTTGGTCTATTTTTTACTGCAAAATAATTTGTTCCCATCGCTTTCTCCTTTTTTAATAACAACCTGCATAATCTATGATAACGGGATGATCTCCTAAATAACCTACGTTACCTTCATGAATATCATGAAGTCCCATACCATCACAAAACTCTAATAACTTAAAAACTTTCTCTAACGGGTAATATACACTAAAAAGATTTACAATAACTTCTGCATCATCATAACACATACCACTATTATGGAAACGAGCATCTGATTCATAAACTCCACTAGAAATATCTGATGCAATTTCATTTTCATCTACAAATGCCTTTTCCATTAAATAGAAATCAATATTGTGGAATGTGCCACCTTTCCAACATTTAGCAAAGTACTCTTCAAATCCATCGCCTTCGGCGTCTTTAAAGAAGTTAACTTCTCTCTCGCTTGCACTTTCGGATTCATCAACAAAATCGAATTTAATAACCCAATCGAAATCATTAATAACAAGAACTCCTCTATAACAACCGCTTGCAATATGAAGCCAATCTGTTTTAGGCGAGTTCATTTCAAACTCTAACCAATCGTTATTTTTCCCACTATCAATAAAATTTTCAAAATAGGCAGAGTCTTCGTATAAACACTCGATGATTTCATAAGCTCTATCATTAATTTCTGTTAATGTCATTCCCATTGTTAACTTCCTTTCTATATACCTTTCCTATTTTCTATATATATTATAAAAGAAATTTTAAAAAAAATCAAATTAAAAAAAAGAAGGCTAATAGCCTTCTTCCAAGTCATAGTTAAGTTTTTCGAGCCTCCGTTTATCAGCTATGGGCGGATCATATGCCGGTCCGTACCAACCTTTTCTTTTCCGATTTGATTTGCTTGCGCACAGAGGACAGCTACAATGGATTTTATTTTTACTGTACTGATGCAAATTGTCAAACCATTCCCAATTACTATTATTAGATGAATATAGCTCTTTTGCGAGCCTACGTTTACGGCGCGCCTTCGATACATCGTTATGGCGCCGTTCAGCTCTTGTTCTCATAGGATACCTCCTATCTACTTATTGAACTATGCCTTCCTTTAAATATTTTTTAAGAAATTCATTGAAGCAACCGCGATTACCAAAGAATTTCTTCATAAAACACATCGCAATTCCTTTTTCCTCATCGAACTCTTCATCTTCTGCGCACGTTACAGTTGTAACTGTTTTATCTTTCCACAGAATTGTGGTTGTACGTTTTTTGTAATTGAAAAAAACTCTATCAATTGGATCTTGCGGCCGCGCCTTAACTTTTTCTTTAGGTTTATAATCTAAAATTCTTGCCAAAGCATATTCCCATTCGCTCAATGGTATCTTCACTTGTCCAACTTTTATACTATTCCAATCATTTACGTATATTGGGTCAGTGCTGTAGAATTCATACGGCATAATGTATGTGCCAGTGCCAGTACCTGTTGTATTATAAGTGATGGTGTCGCCAGTTCCGGTGGTATAAGTGATAGGGTCGCCCGTATTTAATGTTACTTTACTCATAATTAATTCCTCCTTTTAACGCTTTTATATATTAGAAAAGTTCATATATTGATGTCTTATCATCATTCTTTGGGGTTACTTGTAAGAAAGAAGCAAAATTAAGAACACTTTTAATTCTGATGTTGGCTATTAATAGCTCATAAAGTCCTGAGTTTTCAGGAGTTGGAGTCCAACTAGTTTCATCATTACCTCTCCAATATTTTGTAAATTGGGGTGGCTCACCTGTATTGAAACGTTCATCAGTTGTTTTACCTCTTTTCAATCCTGTGATTGTTGTATCTGGTTGTTTCATTAATTTATTCGCTTTATAATCTTCATCTAACCTTTTATTATTATATAATCTAAGTATAATTTCACTAACCGGTATTAATTTGTCACCACCTAAAAAATAAAAAGTATTGGTATGCTCGGGTTTTAAGCCATCTTTTACATTAAAGTTTAAAGCTCTCCAAATATACTTTTCTACATAATCTTTTAAAAAGCCCTTCATATTACCAACTTGTGAAGCAATAGAAGCATTAAACTTATAGTTAGCTATACTTGTAACTATATCATCACCTAAATTTGGAGCAATTAATCCTAAGTCAGTATTAACTTCTATCGAGTCATATCCTTCTCTATCTACGTTTTTAACTTGTAGACCAATATCTTGTGTACCTATATCAGCACCTAGATCTACCATAATTTGATAATCGCTACGTCCTTGACCACGATTAACTTCCACACCGCCTTTACTACTTTGTTCTACTCTATCGCCAATTATATGTCCTAATTTTCCATCGAACTCTTTATTAGCTAAAGACGCATAATTAAGCGCGACATCAAGAGCAAATTCTCCAGGATTACCTAAAACACCTTTTATAAGGTTATCTCCCTCAAAGAAGAAATCTGTATCTAATTTATTCCAAGCCAAGTCAAAAGCGTCTTTTAACATTCCATCATCAGATACTTCTAATCTTTGTAATAAAAAATTTTTTACTTCTTCTCTTGCTTGATTAATTTTAGCAATTACTTCTTCATTTCCTTCATCTTTAGCCCTTTTAATATCACTTTTTTTGAATTTACTAAAGGGCAATTCTTCTTTTGGTAAATCTTGAGTAATAGTTTGTGTGGTTGAAGTGTTTTTTGGTGCGTCAGTCGACACGGTTATACCTGGAATGATTTGTTTTGCAAAAACATCAGACTCACCTAACTCATCTCCCAACCATATAGCAAGCGCTTTTGTATTAGTAGAATCGGGATCAAATTTACTAGTATTATATAAGTGACTTCTATTAAATGGGTCAAAATTACGTTCAAAATTTTTAGGTATACCTTTAATGTAATTAACAATCTCCTTCATAAGACCTACGTCAGCTGTATTATTAATACTTAAGGTCATAGTATCACTTTCAAAAGCAAAAGAGCTATTCTTCCCTTTTAATTGTATTTTCCCCGCAGCTTCTTTTGTAATCGTTATTTTATAGTTAACGGGTACAGAATTAGATGTTATTGTATAATCATTTTTTAAAGAAGCATTTTTTAATCGAGCTATCTTTTGACCTGCGCGATCAGCTTTATTAAAAATTTCTCGCATTTTCTCTATAAAAGTTTTATAATCTGTCACTCCAGGGAAAAATTTTTGATAAAAAGCTATTTCCCTTTTTCTCGCATAGTCAATTGCATCTTGATAATCTTGAACTATCGAAGCTACATGAAACATAGATTTAAAACTTTCAGACTTATCGTTAAAATAACCCACCGCCCCAAAATAACTACTATTTGTATGTAATAAGCCGTTGTGATATAGACTCATTCCTTTTCCTCCAAAATAAAAAGGGTAACTTTTTCCAAAGCTACCCAAAGATATATGTATAAAGCCACTACCAATGGGTATGACTTGAATTTAATTTACTCTATTATTAAGTAAATTAAAGAAAAGGAAAGTATAAAATTTTAAAAACTTTTTTTCAATGGAGCTGGTGGAGGGACTTGAACCCCCAACCTAGTGATTCATACCACTACAGTTTTCACTGCCACTAAAATGTTTGTGGTCTGGACTTTCTCTTAGCCATAGATTAATCCTTAGGCTCTCCCTGTAAAGTCTCTACACACGACTATTTGTCTTGCTCGGGATTAGCATATAATGAATATTGTTTACGGTCTTTTCTACCCTTTCCTTTATTCGCGCCTTTGTAGGTTGCGGTTAAAGAATGACAGTTAGGACACAAAACTATTAAATTATCTTCAGAATTATTTTGATAGTTACCATCAATATGTTCAATCTCTAATGGTAAAGTATTAGTAAAAGGATTAATTTCACCCCATCCGCAACGCGCACATTTATAATTATATTTCTCAAACAAATATCGCTTCAGATGTTCGGAAATGCCATATTTCCCTCTTAATCCAGTTTCTTGACCTTTTTTCCAACGAGTTACCCATTGTTTATGTTGGTAATCCATTTGGCATTGATTGCAACAATATTTAGTTTGTCTACCAGTTAATTCTTTTCCGCAATTTAAACATTTCATTACTTAGCCTTCCCCGAATTAGGGGAGTGTTCACTTATAAGTTTCCTTATAAGGTTGCAATAATTTACAAATCACTTGCGCTACCAATTGCGCCACACCAGCACACTTAAGGGTAAGCTAGCTACTTCCTACCCTTATGGTGGTTATTTTTACTCACTACTTGCAGAGTACCTCAACCCTGGTTTTACCGACTCCAGGGGAAACGGGTGGCTGACTTTCGTAAAATAACCAAACTACTTGGGGAGCCACAACCTATCCCTAGCACAGACAAAAGTCCTACTGGGTAATGGCGGGAAGGATAGGACTCGAACCTACAACCTCGTGCTTAACAGGCACTTGCTCCACCATTGAGCTACCAACCCACGCTCAAGTCTATTCAGACTGCGCGCCTTCAAGATTTCTAATCTGTCTCTTCAGTTTCCTCACTACACCAGAACTCTCACCGTTCTTTCCGTTCGACTGAAGAAGATGCAGCCTATGTTTAAGACCTTCAATAGATTTTCCCTTTGCCATAAAATAAACTCCTTTCTTAAAGAGCAAACACCCTTTAATAAATATATAATTAAGAGTCTTTCAACTTACTAACTACTAACGCCACTATATTTGACTAATGGGGAGACATACCCAAGCAATAAGGAGCGACCCTATTACTATATGCCCCGCTTGCGCCAAGCCCATAGAGGACTGATTACCTCTACCTTTCAGGTGATATTCGGCAATTTTTTAGAAAAGCAATCTCTCTATCTTCCTTGCTTCATACCAAATAAATTAATATGCTTGAGTCTTCGCAGATTTACCCTACTCGGAGTTGACATACAAACGGTTATACACAGATTTCTCTGCTTCAACTGCAAAACGAATTATTGGCATTTCTTAGGTTTGCCCCTGGGCAGCCAACCCAAAACCTAACTAAGATTCGGCGTTTGCTATTAACAAGCGCTTCTATTATTTCGCCCGTTCGTATTCTGTCTTTAGCTCACGTTAGCAGTAGCGCTACACCTTTGGTTTCGGCTTCCAACCTACACGATAGTCGTCACCGCCTATCGCACAGCCCCTTAACGAGTATCCCCGTTTCTATGGACTGACCGCCCTTTCGGGTTGTTTCGGTGTACCTCAGCACTGCAATCAGCAACTCTTCACTGAGTTCTTATTTATATATTTATTAAAGAGTGTTTCTCCTTTCTTTACCTTATATAAATATTATACCGAAAATTTGGATTTTCGTCAAATTTTCAGAAATATTTTTCTCTAAAAATTTTATCTTGTTTAAAGGCTTTTGTTTATCGGTACGCCACAAGAGCCTTAACTCCCGCCACTACCCTACGTTTACCGTACAGACCCTCTCAAGCGAGCGCCAGTTAGTGGATTGATGGCTACGGCGGCTGGGTTCGAACCAGCGAATGACGGAGTCAAAGTCCGTTGTGTTACCACTTCACCACGCCGCAATATAAGTGGCATATTTTCCCCATATGCCGGAAGGGCGAGTTTAACGGCCCTCGCGCCGCCTATTGATTATGCCCTCAACAGGATAAGAGCTGTGGTGCGCCTGACTGGAGTCGAACCAGCACGATCTCACAATCGAGGGATTTTCCTGCTACTCCATGTTGCCATGGCCGCGTCACCGCGTTGTAGTCTGGACTTTCTCTTCACCATGCGTTAATACGTTTAGGTGCGCGCCGTCAAGTCTCTACACGTTCCTCATTTGAGGCTTCGCTCGGGATTGTCCACGTGGGAGTTTCCCCGAATTTGACGCGATTCACATGGGAGTTTCCAACCCAAGTGCTCTATTTTATATTTTTGGTTTTATATGTATCAGTAAAATAATGACAATTAGGACAAAGTATTTCGAGATTATCTAAATGATTATTATTTTTATTGCCATCTTTATGATGTAACTCTAATGGAATAGGATTACCCAACCACTCAGTCAAGCCACAACGGCAACATTTTTTCTCGAAAAATCCTTCGGCAAATAATCTATTTCTTAGTTTAAAAGAAGTAATTGCTTGTTCATTATTCAAATATTTTTCTATTGGAGTTCGATATTTTCCAATATTTTTTGTGTGTGCTTGACCAGTAAAATGAGAAGTATCAAAATTATATTTCTCACACATCTCTTTTATAGTCTTAATAGCAGAACCACCATCTGGATTATATCCTACTTTATTAGCTAACTCTCTAAAAGATTCACTCTCAGCACACATTACTGATAACTGTTCAACAGTAAATTTTTCATACTTTTTCATACCTTTTCTCCTCTTATCTCTCTACTTATAAGTAGAAAAAAGGCAGACTAAATATAAAAAATTAAACCAAACCTATATCGAAAAGTCCCTTGCGTCTGCCTATTCCGCCACAAGCGCGCAGTTCTATTCATCAAAGAACTTCCAAATCGGATTCACAAAATCATAATCCCGATTAGAAACTCTATAATTGCCAAACAACTTTACCAACTCGTCAAGCGTTCCACCGATTTTCAAATAATCTTTCATGGCTTCAAAAGCCTTACTCTGCGCGGCGATCTTATTCTTTTCCTTGTCTTTGAACTGCTTTTCTGCAGCAAGGCAATCCTCAACTGTATCGTACTTCTTTCCGGTAATTTCACTTACAACATACATATTGGTTTTCTCCTCACTAACAAGACAATAATACTGGTGGAGTCGATGGGAATCGAACCCATGTCCGAAACACTGCACTTTGGCCTTGATGCCCCGTCGAAACCATTCCGACCCCATAGAAGAAGGAGCTGAACGCTCCTTTCTTATATACCATATAGACAATGGTACGTAGGTGGTGAAACCTAAGAAATAAAAAATGGTTTAATTCTGATTCCGTAAGGTGGGTCGCAGTATCCTTCTGCGACTAAACCAATAGGTTACTTTGCCTTCTTATTTGGTCAAGGTGCGTTTGCCACAAGGCCACATATCAATCAATGAAAGCATAGTCGAACTAACTAAATCTTATGAGACAATTGCCGGTGGTAGTTTACCTATTAAAATCCATGTTAACGCATCTGCTACTGACCATCTGAGTAGCGCAGGGCTTGACTTACATCGGCTCAAGCATACCTTGGAGAATTTAAGAACTAATCCTCAACCGCAATTCTCCTTACGATTACGTTCCGTCCGTAGACAACGCTTAGCCAGATTAGTAATTTGCTGAATTTATATCGTTAGTCAGCGACTCCGTACACGTTTAGGGTCGAGTAAAGACCAATGGTTGCGGAAGTAGGATTCGAACCTACGACTTTTAGGTTATGAGCCTAAATTGCTACCGCTGCATCATTCCGCCATAAAGGAACTTTGGACGCATCCTTAGTTCCTAGGCTTACTCCGAAGAGATAGGCCTCTATTCTTCATTTGCTACAACTTCGAGTTCGTTCCACGGATCCTTTCTCTATATTTCCGAAATTCTTGTGGTGATCAAATCCACGGTGAGTATTGTTGTATCGCATCCGTCCCTTTCGGAGACGCGACCTGTTGCTTCAGGCGACTCTCTCATAGACATTGTTCCGGAACTGCCTATGTTGGATTGTTGTATTTTATTGCAAACGCACTCCCACTTTACTCAAGGCTTGTGACTTGCACGGCCTAAACCTCTGTTTAAGCTTGATGGCGTGGTTACGTTTAGCATCGAGAGGGGAGAAAAGGAAAGGAAGTAAGATTTATCTCCCCTCTCTTAACTTTCTATATATATTATAGCAAAGTTTTATAATTTTGTCAAAATTTCTTTCTTAGAGTGCGGCCCACTCATTACAAGCATCATATCTATCGTCAGCTTGATCTTCCCAAGCGAACCGAATTCTCGCGCGAAGGTCTTCAATGTCCTGTGCGAGTTCACCGATGATCCATTCATCATCTTCATCTCCACGACCCCTTGCATCCTCAAGTGCAAACTCGAACTCTTCTTCCTTCATTTCAAGTTCCTTCTGGAGCATTATCGGATCTTCATAGTCTCTATACATTTATAACCTTCTTTCTTAGTTTAATTTTGAGAGTTGAACGCGGCGTCTCGTTCGGATTAGTGGGAATTGAACCCTTGGCTCTTACCTACCATAAGTTTTTAACTTCGAGCCTTCTCTTACTTTTTCCTCTCTCTTAACTTTCTATATATATTATATAAGAAAATTATAAATATTTCAAATTATTTTTTATAAATGGCGACGCTGACGGGACTCGAACCCGTGACCTTCAGCGTGACAGGCTGACATTCTAACCAACTGAACTACAGCGCCAAATAATGGGAGGGGTCCTACATCTCCCGCTTTTCCACAGAACAATTCTCTGGCAGGACCTGGAGCGGATAACGAGAATCGAACTCGTATTCTCAGCTTGGAAGGCTGACGCTCTACCATTAAACTACATCCGCATATAAGTTTGGTACTGCGACTGAGACTCGAACTCAGAACCTACGGATTAGAAGTCCGTTGCGCTCTCCAATTACGCTACCGCAGCATATGGCATAGGCTCAAGGACTTGAACCTCAATTAGTAGTTTTGGAGACTACCGTGCTACCAATTACACTAAGCCTACACAATGGTGGAGAATAGGAGACTCGAACTCCTGACCCCCTGCGTGCAAAGCAGGTGCTCTCCCATCTGAGCTAATTCCCCAAAAAATGGTGCGGGTGACACGACTTGAACGTGCGGCCCCTTAGTCCCAAACCAAGCGCTCTACCAACTGAGCTACACCCACAAAATGGCGGAGGATGTAGGATTCGAACCCACGGGGCTTTCGCCACAACAGATTTCAAGTCTGCGCCGTTATGACCAACTTCGGTAATCCTCCAAATGGTGGGCAACCAGGGACTCGAACCCTGACCCGAAGACTAGTTCCTAAGACTAGCGCGCCTGCCAATTACGCCAGTTGCCCAAATTAATTTTTAATGGTGGGCATGGATGGATTTGAACCATCGACCTTCCGCTTATCAGACGGATGCGCTAACCAACTGCGCTACACGCCCACATGGTAGGGGGAGAAGGAGTTGAACCTTCCTCAAACGCTTATAAGACGCTTAGACTAACCGATGTCCTATCCCCCCGTCAGATTTTTGGTGCGCCGCCCGAGACTCGAACTCGGCACGCCGTGATTAAAAGTCACGTGCTCTTCCTGATGAGCTAGCGGCGCATAAATTCCCAGACGCTAATCTGAGAATTAAGTTTAATTTGTTAGCGCAAATTAAACTTTTTCGTGTTATTTCGGGAAACACCGAAAGCTATCTACTTCGTTGTAGCGTCACTTCCAAAACCCGCTAGTACTAACTACTACATCTTTTACGATGTAGAAATGGTGACGGTACACGGACTCGAACCGTGACTCTACAGGATGAAAACCTGTTGTGTTGACCTGTTACACTATACCGCCATAACTTTCTTTTTTCATCGTATATATATTATATATAAAATTTTTCAGAAAATCAAATTATAAATGGTGGAGGGAAGTGGATTTGAACCACTGAAGGCATAGCCAACGGATTTACAGTCCGCCCCTTTTGACCAGACTTAGGTATCCCTCCTTATTCTAATGGGTGGATGTAACGGTAACGCTCCGTTGTCTCCTGGGCCACAACCAGGCGCTCTACTTTTGAGCTAACAACCACATAACTGGTGGCTTAGGGTGGAGTCGAACCACCGACGCGCGGATTTTCAGTCCACCGCTCTACCTCCTGAGCTACCAAGCCACGATGGTGCGCGATACAGGACTTGAACCTGTGACTTTCTGCTTGTAAGGCAGGTACTCTCCCAGCTGAGTTAATCGCGCATATGGTACTCCGTGTAGGATTCGAACCCACGTAAACTGCATCCGTAGTGCAGCGCCCATCCTCTAGACCAACGGAGCAAAATGGCGGGAAGAGAGGGATTCGAACCCTCGCGCCGTATCTCTACGACCTAATCGCTTAGCAGGCGATCCTCTTAAGCCAGACTTGAGTATCTCCCCTTATTTTCTACGACAACATTTCTCCCAATAATTTAACCAATCTTCGAGAGTAGGATAGTTAGTATAAATATAACCACTCAAAGCCCAACTTTCGTATTCTCGCTTAGCTTCTTCTTTTGTCCAACGCCAGCAATAATCAGAAATATCATATGACTCTGTAATTCGCTTATAGTAGGACGGAGACTGCGCGCCGTCAGAATTTTTATTCATGCGTCTAACTCGTCTACTTGCAAGCTTTTTATTCTGATGTGTTGAGTTTCTTTTATGGTCATTAACCCAGGGATTTTTCTTATAGCTCCGAGACATTAAACTCACTCCAATCTATGAATAAAATATACAATAGGACTATTATAAATCCATCCATAAAGATACCAAGGATCGTCCGCTTCTAGTTCTATGTCAGTTTCTATAGGGCCTCGTCCACATTTTTCCTGCCATTTTCCATTACGAAAAACTCGAAAATGAAAATCGGTAGAGATGTAGAAAGAGTCGTTATCATATAAACCGACTCTAAAAGCAATTAACTCCTCATTCTCTTTTTCCTTATACTGAGAAGGATTATCAATAAAAATTATCTCATCTCCAAAATCTTTATCTATTCCTTCAGTACACCTATCTAAAAGCTCGATCAACAACTCATCTAAGGTGTAATCACCAGTATCCCAAAGATCATTCACAAAATCATCATTAGGCTCATCCATCCCATCATCGGGTTGGTACCATTCTTCAATGTTGAGGGCAAAGCTGCCGCAATTAGTATCTTTTTGATTTTTTCTAAAAAAATTTTTGTCTGTATTAGTCGTGTAGTATAAACTCATTATATGCCTTCCTAAAATTAGCGTTCAGCAGCTTTAAGGTCTTCCGCACATCAATGGTGTCTTTAAAGTAAGTAGCTGCGTATCTTGCTCCTTCTTGACGAAGCATTTCTGCTCCTAAACATTCCTTACAAAAAACAAGATATTCCTCATAGTCCATATTCAGAAGGCGCGCTTCCAAAACATGATAGGAAACCTTTAAAGTTGGAATGGGTATCTGATCGAAGTTATTTGTAATAATATATCTATCCTTGACTGTCGGGTGAGCATCCAAATAAAAAGCATCAATGTTAGGATTGTACTTCGCATCGCAAGTCCACCTATCAATACTATCTTCCATGAAGTCGACTTTCGGCTCCGCGCCCAGTACGTGCCAATCAATCGGTTTCAGCTCTACTTCTTCAATCGTAAAGTTGGGATCGATGTATCTTTTGACCGTACCTGGCGATCTACCCACTTCTTTCGCGACAGCGGAATAAGTATGGTATATAAGATACAACTCATTCATTCTTTTTATTTCAGATTCAGTAACTCTTCCCATTACAGTCCTTTTTCATCCTTCCATCTTTTAAATCTTTCTGGAAGCTCCGCCCGCATCAGGCAAGTCTGATCTTCCATCCTCAAATAACAATCGTTGCATGAGTTCCAAGCGTTCTGATTGCAGAAATTCGATACAATCTGCAGGGCTTCAACCACCAACGAATTAGGTATCTCTTTCAAAGGTTTTCTCGGCATATTATTCTCCTCTCTTTCATTCTATATATATTATATAAAAAAATTATAAAAAAATCAATTTTTAAAAATTTTCCAAATCCCTTCCTTTTATTAATCGCGCGCCTGCGCACGCGTGATTTTATCATAATTTTATTTTTAATTCAAACTTTCTCATTTATAGGAATTTTGATTTTCCAAGAAAAATTTGATATAATATATATAGAATTAGAGGAGGTTTAGAAATGTCTGATTATGATTTATATGATAAAATAGTGGCTAGAACTCTTCAAGAATTTATTTGTAAAGGTGTTAATGGCGGAGCTGCTATTAACAACTATACAGAAAGAGAGCATAATAAGTTCTTTATTGAAGTAGGCAAAATGGCTAGTCATATAATGAAAATGTCCTTCTATGTCCAGATGGGGTGGTTTTCATTTATTATTTATAAGTTAAGTAACTGGAGATTAATGAAAGGAGTCAAACGCTACCATGAATCAAAGGGAATAAAATTAATATCGGTTACAGCATTAACTAATCAAATTAAAGAAGAGTTTAATTTAGAGGATGACACTATTTTCCAAGATATTTATGAGGAGTATTACAATATCAAATGAGTAAATACGAAATGTGGGTTGATGGTTCCACAAAGAATAACGGACAAGAAGACACTTACGGCGGCTGGGGCGTTTATTGCCTTAAAGATGGAGAGTATGAGGTTTCTTGGAATGGTGGATCTTATGATACTACCAACCAGAGAATGGAACTAACTGCCGCGGTTGAAGCTACAAAGATGTTTCACAGAAGTAAGGAGAAAGAAGATAAATTAGTTATCTATACCGATAGTGCCTATCTTTATAATTGTTGGAAAGAAAGATGGTATAAAAAATGGGTTGAAAAGAAATGGCTTAATTCAAAGTCTCAACCTGTAGCTAATCGTGATTTGTGGGAACTATTAATTCCTTTCTTCAAAGATAAATCAATTCGTTTCGTTAAAGTTAAAGGTCATGCCGATAATGAGGGTAATATTGAAGCTGATCGACTGGCCACGGAAGCAGCAGCAAGAGTGGAGGCTTTTGAGAATGAAAATCGTAGTAATTAATGGACAAGGCGGCGCAGGTAAAGACACATTTGTAAACTTTTGTAAAGAAGGTGAAAGAGATATTTTTATCCATAACTATTCAATGGTAGATTTTGTGAAAATGATTGCAAAGGAATGTGAATGGGATGGAGAAAAGACTCAAAAAGCAAGACGTTTTCTTTCTGATCTTAAAGACGCTATGGCGAGATATAATGATATGCCTTTTTATTTCGTAGTAGAAGAGATCGAAAGAGCTTTATATGATTATAGGTCTTATGATATTGATACTAAAGATTTAGTTATCTTTATCCATGCGCGCGAGCCTGAAGACATTAGAAGATGGGTTAAAGATTTTAAAGCAAAAACACTTTTAATCCATCGTTCAAGTGAAGAGATTTTTAAGAATCATGCCGACCAAGAAGTATACACGATAGATTATGACTATACGATTGTCAACAACGAAGATTTAGAAAGCTTGAAAAAGAAAGCAAAAGAATTTATTACAAATATCAGAAAAGAAAATTGGGAAAGTGCAGGATATAATGAATTTTTTGAACTAATGCAGGAAAGGAGATTTGGTAGTAAATGACAATGATGATTGACGGTATTGATTTTCATAATATTGATATTATGAAATATTGGAGTTTTCCTTCTACTTGGGAGCAAGAGAAGAAAAAGAAAACAGTTAATGAAAGAGTTTTCAGCGGCGAGTGGTACGGCGCGCTTAAGCGTGATGGAGCGTTTTATAAATTTACCAAAGATATGGATGGCAATATGGAACTGACCGGCCGCAGTAAAAGTGTGAGTGGGGACTATCTTAATAAGTATGATTGGGTTCCTCATCTTCATAGCTTTTTTGAAAGTCTTCCGAATGGGACTTGCTTTCTTGGAGAACTCTACCTACCAAGTAAAGAAGAAGCAAAATCCACAACTTCTATAATGAATTGCCTTGTTAATAAGGCAATTAAGCGTCAAGAGAAAGAGCCTCTTCGTTACTATATCTTTGATGTACTTGCCTGGGGAGGTAAATCTTATATAGACGTTCCGGCTCTGGTTCGTTTCGACCAGCTAAATGAATGTTGGAAAACGTATGGAGAAGACTTCTATGAATGGGCGGAATATTTTTCTGGAAAAGAATTGTGGCACTGGCTTCAGATGTATTTGGAAAGAGGCTTGGAAGGAATTGTAATTACAAAGGGTGACGCGCCATATCGTCCTGGTAAGCGCCCATCGAAAGAAACTCTTAAAATTAAGAAAGAGCTTCAAGATACTATTGATTGTATTATAATTGGGGCGAATCCGCCTACAAAAGAATATACTGGTAAAGAGATTGAAAGCTGGGAATATTGGTATAATGAACAGACCAATACAAAGATCAATAAGAATATGTATAAGTCCTACGCTGAGGGCGCGCCAGTGATTCCAGTTACGAAAAACTGGTATTATGGTTGGGCAGGATCGCTTAAGCTTGGAATGTATAAAGATGGAAAGGTGGTTCAAGTTGGTAATCTTTCCGGAATAAGTGATGATATTAAAGAGAATTGGAAAGATTATGTAGGTCAGGTTGCGGAAGTAGCTGCGATGGAGATCATGGATACTGGTGGTATCCGACATCCTAAGTTCGTCCAGTTTAGACCAGACAAAGACCCCAAAGATTGTGTATATGAGAATTTGAAATAAAAAAAAAGAGAGGATATAACTCCTCTCTTTTTTATTACTCAGTTTTTATTCAGTAACTTCGTCTTCTTCCTCTACCTCTGGAAGCTCCACATCATCTAAGTCATCAATGTAGACTGTGTCTCCGCCTTCAATGAGCTGCTTAAACACCTGATGAAGTCCAGTAGAAGCCAAACCAGTTACTGCGCCGGCGCCAACACTCATAAGAGTAATTTCTTGCTTAGCTACACAACCAAGAATAGCACCAAGAACTAACATAATTGTAGGAATCCATTTGTCATCAGCTGGAACCCATTTCTTAAAAACAAATCCCACACAAAGACAAATAACTAATACGATAGGGATATATAAATCCTTAATAAAACTTAAATCCATTATACTACGCCTCCATTATAACTTTTCTAAAAATCTCGTCTTACCATCAGAACTCTTTACACATATAAATCCAGGTTTATTCAACCCTTTTTGCTTTGGAAAGTATGCCCATCTACCACGTTGTTTAGTAGATTTAAGCGTTACTCCTTTAGGTACACCACCAATTATATCTGCCTTAGTAGTATAACCCGCTCTAACATTCATGTTTTCTAAAGTTTTATATTTTAAAACTCTTTGTCTATATTTAGAGAAATTTCCTTTATGGATGAAATATCCCTTATATTTTCCTTTTGCAATTTTATACCAATTATCGCTATAAGGAATTAAAGTCATTTTCGTATTGAATTTGACTTGTCCAACCTTATCAGCTTTTAAACTTGGTTTCTTTCGTACATTTACAACCTTTTTACTTACATAAAGTAAGGCTTTTTTAGAACCTTTAGTTTTCTTTTTCTTATATTGCGCCGGGTTGATAATCAGCCACTCTTGTCTATCAGCTGCTGCATAAGCAGACCACGGTGCTTTTTGTTGATAGTTAGAATATGAATATGGATCGCTGATATAAACTGTTCCATTATCATATCCATAAAGTAAAATGAAGTGGCCGCCATGTGTCCAACGACTAGGTCCTACTAAACCAATAACCCAGTAGCCTTTCTTTAATGCTGTTTTAGCAGCTTCAGCGCTACCAGTTTGTTCTACATTAGTAATACCACCATGTTTTAAGATGGCTTTAATTCCTGTCCAGTATAAACCAGAATTGGCTGTCATATACCCATTCTGACAAGCCCATTTGAAGGTAGTTTTAGGTGTCCAAGTTGAATGAGTCAGCGCGCTGATGACGTTTACGCATGAGGTTGGCCCGCAACCAGATCCACCAATTGTTGGCCTACCTCCGCTTACTGGATAGGAATATGATGCCCATCGAGGGTCAATTTGTTTATAAAAGTTTGGTTTCATCATATATCCCATTCATCTCCTTATTCAAGAATTTTCCATATGTGAGTAACTTCACCACTTAGAGCTGGAGTATAATTCATATCTCCCATTACTCGGCAATCGTTATTAATGTAATTAACATCAACTAAGATTTCAAGTAAATTACCATAAGGATCAAGCCACCCTTCCCCATATAAAGTGTCGCAATATTTCTTCTGATCTGCAATAATGCATTTGACCTTTTTGTCACCTATTTGGATAATGAATTTGTCGCCTACCGCGCCGTAGCTCTGTCCAAGAGCTATGCAAATGTAGTCGCCATAACGAAGAATACCATCGTCGCCTACCCAACCACTACGAGTTATTGCCCATTGAGGACTTGATGTATCGGTAATTGCGTGATAGTCCATCCATAGTTTTTGGGAGGTTATATTGTAGAGAGGAAGCTCTTCTACGTTTAGATTTCTTTCATGTTCTTTTACTATTTTAGATGTTTCTTTTAAGGTTTTTTTGGCATGATCTGTTACCGCGCTGATTAGCATATCGGCTTCCGCAGCATAGGTGAAATTTGGCAGAAACATTAGTATTACAATAACGGGTATTAATGTTTTTTTCTTGAAAAAATTTCGCATATAAACTCCTTTTATTTAATTCTAACGGCTTTTAATGTCCCAGATCGATCTGAAGTATTTGTACTAGGTAACATAGTACTTGATGCGGCTAAAGTACACCAAGTATTTTTAGTAACAATTTGTATATCTTGAACTGGAATTACCGCCCACCAACTATTACTCATATGGAAACGTGTTAACGTAAGCGGAGTAGTCAATGCCTGTTCTTGATTTCCAAAATATAATCTCGCACACAGCCCTCTTGTTCCACTAGTTCCACCACTTCTAAAAGCCACACGACCAGAAAGAATCCATACTCCTGGAGTCAATAATATAGAAGGACCTGCAACATAACTATCTAAATCTGCAGTGATAATATTTATGTCTCTTTTATCTGTTAACATCTCTCCAATTGGACCAGAATGACTAGCTAAATATAAATCTCCCTCTTTCGTGAGTTGAAAAGTTGGGTTTGCGATAGATGGCTTTTCATTGGTAAGATCTATAGAGGCTGTTTTTGTATTAGTAATGGTACTCATTTTCTCCCCCTTAATTTAAACTGAATCTTTAATTGTATGGTTTACCGCTATTTTTTTATTAGCAGCTGCATCAAAAACACTTTCATCTATTTTAAAGTTAATTCGATAAGCCTTTCTATTTGATTCTAAAATTTCTATAGGATCAATTATTATATCGCGTGTTATTGTTTGGTCATTAAATTCAACTGAAAAATTGTCAATCCAACCGCTAGGTATATTATTTTTAAATATAACTGCTGTTATAGTAATAGATAATGTTGTTCCATTAGGAGAGAATATACCGTTTGAATCAACTCGTTTTATAGAATTTAAACCAACAGTTGGGGTCCCGGTACTAAAAGCATTATAATGTAAGTAAGGACTAGAATTAATTATAAAATACCATCCTCTTGGAATGGACCGTCCTTTCAAAACAAGTGAATTATATGGATCAATTATGTATATATGATTATTTATATCCAAAAACATATTTTCATAAGCTATAGCGTCCTGTTCTGTACTGTCGATATAAATATTTCCTTTTAAATTAATACATCCTGCAAACGTATATTGTAAATGCGCAGCTTTTATAACAAAATTTGCAGGTAAATTTTCTAATTTTTTACAATTATAAAACATATAATCCATATTAACTACGTGCGATGTATCAAAATTAGTTAAGTTAAATGATAAGTTCTGACAGTTATAAAACATATATTGCATACGATAAGCACTAGATGTATTAAAGTTACCTAAATTTAGTTCTGTTAAATTTTCGCAGTTATAAAATACATAGATCATGTCAACCATTGATGCCGTATTAAAATTACTTATATTTAACTTTACTAAATTTATACAATTATAAAACATAAAAGATATGTCACCTACATTAGTAAAATTGCTTAAGTCTAATTCTGTTAAACCTAAACAAGAATAAAACATATTATTTGCAAGTTCAACATTAGATGTGTCAAAATTACTTAAATCTAACTCTGTCAAACTTTGGCAATCCTTAAACATATTATTCATATATTCAACATTAGATGTCCTAAAACTACTAATGTTTAAAGTAATTAAATTTATACAGCCCTCAAATAGATAGCTCATATCAGTAACATTAGATGTATTAAAATTACTTAAGTCCAATTCTGTCAAACTTTGACAGCTATTAAACATTTCACACATACTAGTAACATTAGATGTGTCAAAAGAACTTAAATTTAATTCCTTCAAATCTGTACAACACGCAAATACTCCGTCCATTCCATAAACATTAGATGTATCTAAATTATCTAAGTTATAAATTTTTTCTAAAGACCAACAATTTGAAAACAGGTAATCTATACTATAATCATTTAATGGGGCTTTGGTAGTTTTTTCAAAATAAAGATGTAAAGATTCTTCTTTTGGATCAGTTACTATTTTAAGCTCTCCACGTTCATACTCATAATATGTTTTTTCTTCATCTATTTCAGAATCTAAAGTTAAAATATATTTTGCTCCTAACTGTATTTCTACTAAACTCATACACCCTTCAAATGTATTCTGCGCGTGAGTCAAGGAAGATAAGTTTGAATTTGATAAAAAAGGTACGTTATGTAAATTTTGACAATTATAAAACATTTCACTCATATGGATTAAATAATCAAAATATATATCTGTATCTACGCTATATAGATTAGTACAACCAGAGAACATACCTGTAGTATACATAACGTCATTTCGTGGCTCTTCCTGCCGAAAAATTAGATCTCTTAAACCTGTACAATTTTCAAACATATAAGAAACATCTGTTATTCCAGGTTGAATAATATTAATCAATTCTAATTCGTGGTCTTCTAGATATGAATAAATGGAGTCTTCAATAATAGATCCACTAAATAGATGACTTAGCGAAGTAGCTTCAGACCAATCTATATTTTCTAATCCCATCATTTTTCCTTGCTCTACAGTAGAAAAACTATTCATTCCACTAAAGGTTCTGGCAGTAACAACTTGTGACAATCCTGAGAAAAGACATTTCATATCACCTATTGCTTTAATAGGCATATCATTTTCTCCCAATTCTGCAAAAACTTCTTTAATAGAAGAACTATAAAGTTGCCATGGAAAATATACTGTTGATAGTACAGTATGATTAATATCACCTTGTGGTAATTTACCATAGTCTTCTGAGTTAATTGGCTGCCTACTTGGTAACATACCTAAATTTTGGTCACCTAAGTCTTTAGATATTAAATTATGTTGGGTTGTCCTATCGTAATCACTACTCTTAATCGGGCGAAGCACTAAACGACCCGTATCAGAAATCGACCACCGTACTCCGCCCCAAGCTCCATAATCTATCATTTAACTTTCCTCCTCTTCTGCGCCCATATAGAAAAATGAAATTGTACCAGTATCGTTTTGTTGTATAAACCAATCTTTTAGGAAAATACTTCCATCTCTATTAAGAACTATATTTTTACTTTGATCTTTAATAATAAAATTACCACTAAGCTCTACTTCATTTTCTTGTATTTCTTCGGCTTTAGTATCTGATAAATCTTCAATCGGTTGGAAAATACCAATTCTATCTCCATTAGCTGAAAAATCTATTGTGAAAACTGCACGAGAAATAAAATCGGTTAAATTAATAGCATTTCCAGTTAAATCAATAGTATAATCGTTACTAACTTTTTTAGCTTCACCATTAATTATTATATCATATTTAGTATCTAAATCAAAAATATTTCTGGCAGCATCAACATCATTTTCATTATCAGTTACCCAACCTTTTTCAATAGAAAGATTCGAGTCAGTAAAAGTCATGGTAAAAGTTTTTGTTAAATCACTGGAAATTGCTTTAACTTCATAAGTGGGATCAATATAATTGATTATTGGACTTTGATATACTTCTTCTCCAGTTGTTTCATTAGTAGTATATAAATACTTAAAAATATATGGCGCGCCTTCTATAAATAATCGTATTAAGGCACTTGTGCCAGTGTCATTTTGTTTATAAGTCCATGTACCCGCATCTTCTATAGCATCTGCTCTTACTATATTATTTGAAGTTATATTTAAAAGCTGCGACCCAGTCCATACTGGGTTAATTGTTAAATTTTTAGCTGGCATTTTATCGTTCAGCTCAATAGTTTCACCACTATCAGTATCCCATATTTGCCATTCTTTTAAGCTATAATGAGAATAATAAGCATTATCATTAATTTGTTCATAATATTGTGATAAATTAGCTTTTATTGGAACAGAGACAACTTCATAACTATCACTACTTTCGTTATAAATGTAATAAGTTTTAGAACTATCAACTTCAGTATCAGAAGTTTTATTATATATAACATTTAAAACTTTTATATAATTTATAATAGGATAATTTGGCAAAAAAGTTATAGGAGTATTATAACTCCATGAAAATTGATTTGTACTAAAATTTTCAATAGGGGGATAATTTATACATCTATTCCCATCTCGATGTGGATCATCAACAGTTATGATAAAATCTTTCTGCCAAATAGCCTTTAGAGTAATTGATTCAGTAGAATTGGCTACATTTATCGTGTCTCCTGGTTTATATTTTACATTTCCTTCTGTTCTTAACCAATACATAAAAGCATATTCTTCATCTTCGTATACTCGCGCGGGAGTTGTGATTGGTATTGTATAAGAAGAAGTATATTTTCTAGTTCCATTTGGTGGTATATTGGATGTACCGTCACCATTCGCATCAAATGTTACTGGATAAGAATTTTCAGACCAGTTGGCTGTTAAAGTCCTAGATGTGTTGCCGAGTATATTATTTGGTATAGTATTATTAGCAACGTATTTATTTGTACCTAACGTCCAATTTTGAAAAGTATACCCCATTTTCGTTGGTGTCGCATTAGATGGTATTGTATAAGAATAATCATAATAATATGAACCAGAGGTAATTGCTGTCGCTCCCGCGCCACTATTATATGTTATTGCATACTTTGGCCTTGCTGGAATAGTTATTGTTGCATTTGAAGTAACAGAAAAGGTTTCTGTAGCTCCAAGACCAGATACATTACCACCAGAAGATATACTATATGTATCAAAATGACCACTAACTGTTTGAGAAAAACTAAGTACAATATCGGAAGTTCCTCTGGTATAGGTATGAGTATGTTTACTGTATGGACCATACGTATAAGTATGGGTCTTAGTATCGTCAAAACCTTTAGCAGAATATGTTCCATTCTGCATATAATAGTTTCCCTTACTATCTTTAACATTGGCTGTTAGTTTTTTATGCTCCATTATATGTCTAGTAGTACCGGATCTTTTAGTGGTATGTACCTCATATCCATTCTGAACAGTTACCGTTCTTGTGGTATTTGTGGTTTCTGTTACAGTAAATACTATAAACGCTCTAATTTTTATATTTGTCGTTAAAGTTTTCCAATTTCCATAACTTGTTGCCATACCTTTTCTCCTTTTACCTTATATTTTTAATAGTCAAATGACCATTGTCTCTTGCATATATAATCAAATTACCGGTTCCATTTTCTTCATCCGGACGTTTTGCTGCCTCATATCTTGGATAAGCGTTAGAGAAATATAAATCATCACTATTTAATGATGTTGCATTTACCCAAGTGTGAGCAAATTCAGTTTCTACTTCCGTATTAAAGAATTCAATTCTATCGGCTGTTAAATTAACATAACTTTGAAGTACCGGTTTCTCCGCGCCTTCAGGGGTTATCCCCTTAAATAACCTTACGTATTCGGGTTTTATTTCTATTGCGGCGTTAATTTCTCCCGCAGTTTCCACAACATTATTTATTTGTGTTATTAAAGATCCCTTTACTAAATCTTCTTCTCCACCAATAATGTCAATATCCTTAACTCTAATTGCTAGTGTTTTGTTACCATTATTAGTGTAATAAGCTATATATTGCTCATCATTACCAAGGTACATATTATCTGTAAATATACCTTGGGTTCCGCGCATATAATTATAAATATCATCATTGACTTTATTTTCCGGTTGAGTTGTCATATCTGGTAATGTACCAAATACGCCCTTATAATTGAGTCCTACACCTTGAAAGCGATCTTCGTCAATATTTCCTTCATATTCAAAAAGAGTAATAGCTTTTTCTGGCGCCATTGTATCGCTATTAGAACTATTAATAGCAATCCCATAATTATCTGATACGGTTGAAGTTTCAAAGTCAAAGTGCGCTAATGAGACAATAGCTGAACCTATTATATCTTCAAAAACCACTGGCTGTAAAGCCTTCTCATAGTAAGATTGAATATATTCAATGCTGGGTTCTGAAACTAAATCATAAGTTTGGGTTTCATTATTATAAATATAATATTCTTTTCCCTCAACGATAGTTTCATCTTCGGTCTTAATATATCCATCAATACCTAATTCAAAACCTTCTAAAATATAATGACCATCTTCTTTTATTAATGTATAATAGCCACCATCATAACCTAATTTACAATAATCTCCAGAGTTAAATATATCAGGATTTTCTATAATAACTTCTGTACCTACAACATCACCATTATGATAAGATCCTACAATATCTTTAATCGTAGAGCTTGGTCTAACAACTACTATACCACCAATAGCATTTATTTCTTCATATTCAAATACTGCTGCCTTAATCGAACCTTTAATGCTTACATTATTAAATACAGCATTACCGTCATCATCAGTTTTAAATACTTCTAAATCAGCATCATTTCTAATTGACATTCCATAGCGAGTAGGGTAGTGGTCCTCATCGAATTCTAACGCACCAATCTTAATTTTAGTTATCTCATCATTCGGTCCTAAAACTTTAACTACTCTAATGTCATTATCTTTAGAAATTGAAACATAGCCGCCAAGCTGTTTTACTAATTCATAATAACTATCTATTTCACTTTGCTTATATGGTTTTTGAACAGGAACATATTGATTATCACTATTTAATTGATAATAGGTTTTCGAATCATCTGGTGCAGCATCAGAAGTTTTCTCATATATATCTTTAGTATAAGAATTTCTAATAAAGAATCCATTCCAAGTTAGTCCAAATGAAGCTTCATTTTCAATATCTTCCGGCGAAGATGGCACGAAGTCAAGATTATTATCAATCCCATATAAACCATATTTATCTAATCTAACATAGGTTGATAAATCATACAAATTATCATCTTCTGTTCTTTCATAATAATTTGCTATATCTTCATCTTTTGGGTTCTCAACTGGAACATATTCTTCCCCATCTTGTTCATAATAGGTCTTAGATGGATTAACTGTTTGGTCCGTAGTTTTGGTATAAACATAATTCTCACTTTGATCAAATGAATAAGCTGTAATACCATCCTTATCCCATCTAAATGAAGGGTAATTCCCATCCATTATATTGATAGTACCAGCATCAATAATACCAGCCTTTATATATTTAATATCAATACCATCTGGTGAAACGATTGTGCGCCATGTGACTCCTGCATCTTCTGAAACCATTAACCCTTTCGGACTTAACTTCATTTGATTAATAGTTCTAGTAATATCAGTAACTACAATACCATCTCTATCAACATAAGCCGCGCCAATGGCAGAAATACCAAATCTTGAACCACTAATATTATTTAAAGAAGCTGTAAGTAAGTTTGAATTAATCAATCCATTACTATCCAACATACTGGCCGCGCGCTGATAAGCTCCTTGGTTATATTCAACCGATTGAACTGCCGCGCCAATGCGTTGGAACAAATCTTCAAATTGTGTTTTATAATTTTGAATTGTAATTTGATTTTCTTCGGGTTGATCTAAGTTCCAAACAACCTCAGAAACAATTACCTCTTCCTTAATCGGGGTTTTTAATCCACTTTGTAGGGTCCAACCAAAGAATTCTGTATCTTCGATATAAGTTTTATCTCCTACATCGAATAAATAATTCTCTAATCCTTCTAACTCGCTAACCTCAACTACATTAATCGTATAAGTAACTTTCGGCTGCGCGCTAGTATTAGAAACTTGTAACGCATCGAGGTAATATAAATTATTATCCACGTAGTCTTCAGAAGTCCAAGTTCCTTCTTGAATAAAACGCCCATATTTTTCAAAAAAGTTTTTCTCTAACGCATCTTTCTCTTTTTGTTTTTCTTCTATTTGAGCTTTAATACTTTCATTATCTGTTTCAGTATTTGGTAATAAGTAGAAAAGGTGTGCTTGATTTGCGGCTAAATTTACAGTACCATTTATAACCTTATCCTTCTTACCATCATATATCTTATATTTACTACTTAATATATCACTTAATTGGAACTCAACCTGGCAAGGACCAGTAAGATCTGTATAAGAATAGGTTTTATTAGATAAATTTAACTTAGCTATTTTTGTAGTCGTCCCATTGGTTAAAGTACAAGTAAGACCACCCACAAAATCATCACTACTAACAATCGTTTGTTCATCCGATAAGCTAATAGTAATTTCGTACACTTGCGCGCCGTCTGCTTTTAACTGAAGATTCTTATATTCATTTAGTAACTGAGTAGTAATTCCGCCATAGTTTCCTTGAACCTGCTCCGCGGTTAAAATTTCCGCCAAGTAGTCCATAACAACTTCATCAGATTTATCTGTACGTTTGGTACTATTGATATAATTCTCATATGAAGTTGCTCCAGTAATTTTTTCCAGGTCATCTTCAGCATCTTGGGCAAACTCTGGCGCGACATCCATAGTTATAGAATAAACTGTTAAGGTACTATCTATTCTAGTCATGGCGGCTTGAATATCTTCATATTCTTTGCTTAGCCTATCTATTTCAATATTCTTTTCTTTTAAATCTTTTTGGAACTGAGTGAACTCTTCATAGAAAGAACCATCAATTAATCCTTGATTTAAATAATAAGAGAAATTAAGAATGTAACTTTCTCCACTAGGATTCGCGTCTGCTTTTCTAATAGTTAATACTCCACCATCTACATATTCACTAGCTGGTTGTGCAACTATCATTTTACTAACAAACTCATTAGAATCTAAAGTCCTTTGAATAGAACTTAAATTAATACCATATTTAAATCCTGCAAAATTATCTTTGCCAGCATATTCGTGGAAAGAAACTTTCTTAATTGCCTTTCCGTCTTTTGTCGTTGCAATACTACCATTTTCATTATGTGCAACAGTAAATTTTGCCCAACATTCAAACTTTTCACAAAGCTCTTGAATTATATTGAAATAATTAGATTCTTTAACTTCTATAGAAGTTATTTTATCATAATCATTATTATAAACTTGGATAATATTATCTACACTCACTCCTAAATCAGTTGCTAAAGCGTCAAGAGTGAAATAGGTTTTTACTTTTTCCTTATCTTTTAAAGTGTCATCTTTAATATAGTAATAATCTACTTCATTGTTTGTCGCTTCCGGCGCGCTGCCAGGAATTAGGGTATGGCCATTACTATCTTGTCTGTATTTAAAGAATTCTATGTCTCTGACCCAATAAGATTTTGCTGTATTTGCACAGTTAATAACAAAAAGACCAATATTCTTAGCCTTCAATTCTTCTGCACTAATTGATCTCAAGCAATCAGCCTTAATGCTCCAATAATTAACCCCACTTTTCTGCGGCGCGTCTGGACCATTTTTTGATACATATTGATCTTCAACATTAGACCATACATATTCTTTATTTTGCCCTTCTTCTTCTGCTATATACACATATTTTCTAGAAGGAGGAATTGTATCTTTTCCCCAAGGCATTTCTTTAACATAAGTTTTATGGGTATTATCAAGGAAATAACCGCCAGTTATTTCATTATTACTTTTCTCATAATTTACAGGCTCATTATTTCCACTTGGCTTAAATTCAAAATATTTTTTTGAAAGGTCGGGCTGATAATATGTTACTTTATCACCATTAATTTCTATTGTTTTTACTTCATAATCAGCTACAACAAGGCCTAAAACCGGCACGGTAGCTGGCTGACTTTGATCAGTTTGGTCGGGATTCGGATTATACTTCGCGCGGAAGATATATTCTTCCCCTTTAGAGAACCCTCCAATTAAACTAGCATTATCTCGAATACCAGAGTTAAAAATAGCATTGTCAATACCTGTTCCTTTAAAAGTCATTAATAAACAAGCATCAGTATCACCTAACTCTTGTAAATTTTTAGGGAATTTATCATATCCTTCTTCTTCTGGACCGAAAATATCTTTTGGATAAGTAGAAAACTGTATATTGTTTGAATCCGCTATTGAAGCTTTTATTGACCCCCTATTACCATAAGGCGACCAACCCGAAATACTTGATTTAAAAATATCAAAGTCAGTACCATTAGTAAAACTATTAAATAATATATCAGAAGTCAGATATTCGTAATCTTTATAATGGTATATATATTTCGTGATTGTTTCTTCATAAGTAACTTGATACAGATCCACATATTTTTCTGTTAATGGATCCCATTTACTTACTGGCGCATAGTTTAAACGATAGCCTTGAAATTCTAAATTAATGATAAAACCTGGCTGTCTATCTAATTCAAAGTAAGTAGGTAAATCAGCTGAAACTGGATTTTCTACTTCTACATAATCATTATTTTGTTTTATATAATAAGTTTTATTAGGATTTATTTCTGTATCAGTTGTATGAAAATATATATCAATATTATTACTTACAATATCAGGCTTATCACCTGTATAAGTAAGCGAATTTCGTAACATATAATTAGAGCCTTTAACTACATTATTATCATCAAAAACCCACTTACCTTCTTCTCTATCTAAATCTCTTAAAACCTGTATATTTTCAGTTCTTTTTTGAATTATATCACTATAAAAGAAATAAATAACTTCACCCTTAGCTAAAGTTACTTCTTCTTTTTCAAGCATTTCATCAGTCTTAATGTTTTGAATTAGCTGTGCCTTATATAAGGGTTCTTGCACCCACTGCCTAATAGATTCAGAAGCTTTTTTATCAACTTCCCAATCCGTAGATTCTAAAACCCTTTCTGCCAGTTCTGTAACAGTTCCTTGATTATTCCCAAGTTCCTGCGCCAGCTCGACATTATATCCCGTTTTAGCTAACTCGTTTACCCATAAATCAGTACAAGAATACTGGAAGGTATCAGCTTCGGAAGACTCTTCACAATTTTTTATAATAAAATCATACCATTCATCACCATACTTAAGTTTAACTTTACGTTCATTAACCATATATGGAATAAGTGGATTGAAAATTTCTTCTCCCAAGTCATTATCAAAATAACGATGTAGCATTGAAAAAGTAAAAGTCACTTCTCCATTTACATTTTTAGTAAGCTGTGGAGAAAATGCTCTACTAGGAGAAGTCATAGTATCACTACCAATAATAGCAATCATTTCTTCATTAAAACGATTGTCATTAGTAGGGACATCTTTCCATATTGAAATTTGATATGGTTTTTTAAGCTGTTCGTTCATAACTCCTCCTTAGAAATAAAGATAATCATACATAATTTTTGGCGCGCCATTACCTGATAAGGTTGTACTAAATTTAATTTGTCCTTCAAAAGCGCCGCAACTATCTTCCATATCTTCATCATATTCTTCTAAGTTACGACTACTATTTATTGTAAAGAAGTTGCCGCCTTCTATAAAATTATTATATAATGTACCTGTAGTTTTATAACTATTATCATCAGTTTTTTGAACACCTTCAACTAATTGATTTTTGGTATTAATAATAATACCATCGTCTAAATTCTTAGTAGCAATATCTACCATTTTCTTCAATGCTGAGTTCCATGTTTTTGTGACTCTGGTTATAGTACCAAATCTCAGCTGCGCGCCTTCGACGGCAATATAGCTATCTTCATCTTCATTATATTCTTCTAACGTCATAGAAAAAGCATCAATAGTATCACTAGTAAAAGGTATATAAAGTAAGAAAGGTGTGTCTATATCTCCTGGATTATATACTTTCATTTGGCTTATACCTGTTTTTTTATAGTAAGTAGTTCCTTGTATCGGATCTTTATCTATTGTTAAAACATATGTACTACCATTTAGTACATAAAGCTTTAATTTTTGAGGGTTATCCCCCTGCTGTGTGGTATATGCCTCATATTCTACATCCGTTTCATCATATGTATCATACCCTTCTAACGAATTTTTCAATCCAGAGGTGTCTTTCCACTCTTCTATATTATCATAATCTACATATTCAGCTAATGTTTTAGAAGGCGCGTGAGCAAAAGGTTCATAAGCTACTAAATTAATTTCACCTTCACCCTTATAAATACGTTCTGTTTTATCGGTATAAGTATGAGGATAAATTTTTTCCCTAGTAATTGTTGTCACTTTTTTATAATAATCTTTATTAGCTTGAACTTCTTCGTCCTCAGTCAATAAATATTCGTCATCTATTAATACATACCACGTATGCTCTTTAGGATTGATTGGCGCTGTATAATCTTGCATATTTATTTTTTCAAAAGAAACTTCTCTATCTGCTACGCGGAGTCCATCTTGTCCTTCTTGTTCTTCATCAACGACAATTTGTTTTTCATCGAAACAAATTGTATCCAAAGAAATAGGACTCTCTAATTTGACCTTATAGCACTTATACGGCGCCTCATCGTAAATTAAAGTCCCAGGTTTTCTCGTACTAAAAATCCTTCTGATTTTTCTATACTGCATTTCAGTAAGATGATCGAAGGCAATATTTATAGTAAATTTTTTACTTTTATAATAACTGCCAAAATAATAAATGCCATCTCCACCTGGAATATCCACAGTAGCATCATCAAATTCTGGCGTTAATTCATCTTTATATCTATCTCCATCACTAACTCTAACAATTCCCAAATCTTTACTATGGAAACCATTAAAAGAGAATCCAGTAAAATCTCCCATTTTATAACTCCTAAACAAAATGCGCCCGTTTGACCGCGCGCAATTATAGTAATATTCTAATTTATCAAATTACGCCTTTCTCACCTATATTATAATTATACTCCTTTTCTATAATTAAGTCAAGTTTTTGGACATAACATATATGTTTTTAATGTAATAAAAAAGAAGTACATATGTACTTCTATATCTCAAAGCGTGATTTATCCGGGAAGCTTTCTCTAATATAATCACCTATAACTCCATTAAGAAAACTTCCTTCTTCAGTAGATACATAAGGTAAAGTTTTGTCTATTGGGCGACTATTATCAGAATATTTAACATCATTAATAAGCTTTGCTTCTACTCCTGCATAATTTCCATAGATATTTTTAAAATTAGAAATATTAGGATATAAATTTAAAACCTCTAAAGCTTTTTCTTTATTAATTAACATTGGTAAATGTAAAGCATAATTAACTGTTGAAAGACCTTGACGTTTTAAAAACATCAAACACTCTCTTAAAAGATTCGAATAAGAGCTTCTTTTCTTCAGCCTATCCTCCAACATTAAAACTCTAAAGGCTAAATCTCCATCAGTATAAGCGGGGTACTGCTTATTCGGCGCCATTACGAAAAAATCATCATTGAATAGCCAAAAATTCTCAGAAATCTCTTCATTCTCACAAATTTTCCTCAAAGTATAACATACTTTATCCCATTTAGTATTACCTTTTTGGTCTATTGGTAGCGCGCAATCTGGTCGTAAAAACTTCGGCTGGCCGCCCGCAAACCAAACCTTATTATACCTAAAATTTTCTAATGAGCGAAGAGAATAACGAAGTTCTTCCGGACTATCGTCAATATCATTTCGCAATACGTATACTATATCCCATAATGGTTCTTCTTCTTTTTGATTTAAAAAATTTTCTATTGCCGGATTTTCAAATTTTTCACGAACCTCTGGCGTTTGTCTTTTTTTATCTATAAGTCCTCTAATAGCAATACCAATAGCAAATCCTACTATTAATAAAACTATTCCAATAATATATTCCATTGTTTCCCCTTTCGACTCCAAATAAACCTAAGCAATACGTTTCCAAATATTAGCTGCTAAAAATGGCATTGTATTATTATGTGCAGCTGAAGCACTGGCCGCAGTTGAAGTACCAACACTTCCACCAGAAACTGTGCAGCTCTCACCAGCAGCTATTGTTGGAGCAGACCTACCTAAATTGTATCCACTATTTTCGCATCGAAGATACCTATAATTGCCACCCGATGGTAAAGAGCCTAACTGCACATTATACCCAGTCACAATAGTTGCAGAAGTAACATAGTGAGAATTGCTTGCTGTTAGTTTGGGAGTTGTAACCGTTGGTTTAGTAAAGCCATGTCCATGTGCAGTTGTACCAGATTCTGCGGCTGTTGATAAATGTGAATATTCTCCACCGGTATCACCAATCGATATTTCCCATGTACTTGGATTAGAATCTGATGTCATTCTACTACCAAAACCACTATTGCTATTTACTTGATTAGAACTAGTTAATTCTCCTGCATCAAACGCCCCAAGAATAACTCGGCCAATAACTCGATCCCAAACACCGCCCCATGCTGTATTCGGATCAAAGGTCGAATCAAGTGTTTCATAAATTGTCCCAACTGGATAAAATTTATCTAAAAACCCATCTGGAGTAAAGTATAATTGATCTTCATCAATTTCATCATTAGCTATAGCAGCATCATATTGCGCTTGAGTCAAATAATTGATTTTTAATTGAGGTAAATTAGTTATAGTTGGCATTTTATTATCTCCTATTTTATTTTAACTGCTCTAAAACCATTAACGGTACCATCAGTACTACTACCTGCACCCATTGTGAGAGTAGAACCTGAATTTTGATAAGCTCTTAAATAAAAAGTAGTATCTTCAGTTAGTGTCTTTATCGAGGTAAATTCGATTTGACAGGTATCATTAGAATTAGGAGCCACACTATAGTTCCAATAACTACCCGTGTCGACGGATGCAATATGTCCCACTCTTGTACCTGTAACGTTACCAGACCACCTTAAATAACAAGTTATCATCCAAACGCCCGCACTTAACTCTGCTTCACATATAGTATACCATGTTTTATCATTTGCACTTAAAGTATTTGGCATATATGTTGTAACCACAGTACCGATACTTGTTAATCGAGTTAAAATTTTCTCTAATATTTTTTTTATATATAATATACCTGTCATTTTCCTCTCCTATCAATCACTAGTATAACAATCAGTCCAACCTAATTCATCCAAGGCATTTATAATATTGTCATCAACTGTTTCAGATGTATCGTATCTTAATTCCTCTTGAATTACACAGTCGGTTATAAGTTCTACCTTATTTGAACCTAAATAAATTGCCATTTCCTACCACCTCACTATTTGCGCACCATATACTTGCGCCCAAGTCGGCGCCCCAGAACCATTTGATTTTAAGTAATAACCACTTGTTCCAGTGGTTGTTGGTGCATAGAAACGTGGATTTGTTGTACCACTTCCATTAAGAGTAATTGTCGGGACAGTCGGGATAGATGGAATTGAAGCATCTACATACCCTTTTGTTGCAGCATCATCATCTGCGGTAGGCGTAACTAAATCGTGAATATAAATACTACCAGACGTAGAACTTATAGTAGTATTTCCATCTGAAGTTATATTAATTGCATCATCTGAAGCTATTTGTAACTTATGTGTAGAGGATAAAGAAAGTTCAGCAACCATGGTTCCATTTTCGGTATATGTGCTGCATATAACTTTACTATTTGCGCCATTATTCCAATAATCTATTGCGCTCATCATACTTCTTATATAAGTACCATCGCTTTCCTCTGCGTTTATAGAAAATCTTCCTATCTGTCCTCCACCAGTAGTAATTCCTTCCATATATACGCTAGGCTCACTTCCTCCTAAAGCGTAGTTTATGGCAAAGTCTCCATAAGAACTTAGTGTGTTAGATGTATCAACCTTCCCACTAATATCTTGATGAGACGTAAGTACTGTTCCTAAGTTTACAACTCCACTAGTACCTTTTGATACTCCATTCATTGTTATACCAGTTATTGTACCAATATTTGTTGTATATCCTGCATCATTTGTCAAATCAGAAACTTTTGTAGGTATTGAAATAGCTCCAATGGAATCATCTACATATTTTTTTGTGGCTATATCTAAATTATCATTAATTCCTGATAAATTTTTCATATCTACTCCATCTACTTAAACGCCCTTCCCTTAGAAGAGGAAGGGCGTTTAATCTATTATTTTCCTCTATTATTATTATAACCTAAACAATAGAAAAAGTCAAATTCTTAAACTGTAACTACACATTTAATTGTAATCGCACTAGCTGCTGCCGAAGCTACTTCAAAAGCAGTTCCATCATAATCTACTACAACCGCTTCTCCGCCTTGATAAGCTTGGAAAGTTATTAACTTACTTGCCACACCAGATGCGCTGACTGACGTTTGCCCTTGCGCGATTGTAAGTGTTGTATATGTAATAGCTCCTTGTGATGCTGCTTCTAAGTTATCAAGTGTGGTTTTATCAGCCGCCGTCATTAAACCATCATTGGTTTGCGTAACAGCTGGTATTGTAACCTCACCAGTTAAAGCAGTAGCAGATGCACCAAGTTTAATACCTGTTACATAATTTCCAAGTAAACCAGTAATATCCGCTTTAGTTGCTTCTGCTTTACCATTAACATGACCGAATTTATCAGTCATAATTTTATAAAGTTTAGCTGTAGCTACTGCGGAAGCCCCACTTGGTATAGTGTGATTTACTGTAAATGTTCCGGATGTAGTAATCGGACCCCCACTTACAGTGATTCCTCCATCTGTATTACTAATTCCCACGCTAGTAACTGTACCACTTGGTTCGTCACCGGATGGAATCAGTACCCACGCAGATCCATCGGAAATAAATGTATCGCCTACATCTGCAGCCTGTGAAGCATATGTTCCAGCTGTTATAACCTTATATGTCCAGCCTTCATTAGAAGATGAAGCGGTTGGAAGAGTAGTAATTGTACCACCGGTACCGAGCGAACCCTTGAATACCATCGGTTCTGGAAGAGCATCAACAGCATCATCTACATATTTTTTAGTTGCAGCATGAAGATTCGCTGTCGGCGCGCCGCTTAAGGTTAATGCACCAGTTAAAGTACCACCACTTAAAGGTAAATAAGAAGCAAGTGCCGCATTAGTTATATAACCTGCGTCGTTGGTAAATGCAGAAACATCCGTTGGCACGGTTGGTATTTGTAGTGTGTTACTTCCCAAAGTAATTGTGTCATTCTGAATTTTTGCATCAGTAATCCCATACCCAGCAAGTGTTGTAGCTGCAGTAGCTTTGGCCTCGATAGCCGCTTTAACTGTGGTGCTGTCACTAGATGACATTGTTAGGTCAGATGCATAAGCAGCTCCTGTGGTTTTAATATGACCATGACCATCTGTAGTAATCTTTTTTATTCCGGCGGTACTAACAGCTGATGTTGTTTCAATATCGCTATGATTAATTGTAATCGCACCCGTTGAAGCAGAAACAGAAATATCTGTTCCACCTGTTATACTCGTAACACCGCCATCATCTACAACTGGAACCCACTTAGTTCCATTATAGTAGTAAAATACATGATCTGCGGTATTATGATAAATTTGACCTTCTACCGGATTAGACGGCGCGGCCGCGAGATTTTGTACCCTCGCATTTTGTAATTCATTCTTATTTAAATTAAGATTAACTAAATAATCCATTCTCAAACCTCCTTAGTTACAATATGCTTTTCCGCTAAAAGCTCCATTGAAACTAATAACGGCTTGCTCTGTTGTTTGTAAGATGATTTCTCCAACTACTACAGTACCGGCACTATCAACTACGGTAATAGACGGATATTTGCCCAAATTATGAACTACCGTCCATGTATCTGAAGCGACTTGTTGCTTATGAACATAATTCTTATCTGCCCCTTGCTTAACTTCTTCTTCAAGTGCCGCAATTTTTTCGGAATTTGTAGTAATTCGATTATCTAATTCGCCAATGGAACTACTTTCCATTTCTATAAACTGATCATCTTTCCAGAGGTGTGCTGTTCCATCGGTCTTGTTTATATAAAGTCGATCTTCTTGACCTTCTATCCCATCAAGACTATCAACAAATTCAACCTGCTCATCTACATTCGCATTAATATAATCTAATTCTAACCAAGGTTTCTTTCCATCACCAATTTTAATTTGGTTAGTATCTGTAGAAAAAGCTGGCTCGCCTAATCTTAAAATCGGATTGGCTTGAATCCATTCATTTTCGGTGGCGCGCCGAAAACGTATTATTGCCTTTACATGTTTAGTTGTAGCCATATCCTTCCACACCTCCTCCGTCATAGTCTATTATATAATCATAATAGATGTCTTTATCTTCCGAAGAAGGCTCAAATTTTGGTTTCATTTCGTTTTTTGACTTCTTGAATTTTATGTTGCCAAAATTATGAGAGGAAGAATCAAACTTTATCGAAAAAGTTTTGTTGTCCATTAACTTCCTCCTTTATATTTCTCCATCTTTTAAAACACCAAAAATTCGCTCTTTTACCGGAAGAGAAGCATAAGCCTCTCCGCTTGTATCAAGAATTCTAATTTGAATAACAGCAATATTACGTTTTGCAGCGGGATAGAAAGTAAATTTTAATGTATCATCTTGAGTTAAATGAACAGTAAGCTGCGAACTATTTAACTGTTCTTCTGATAATTCTACTTCTTCCATTTCCGCATTTTCGTAATCGTCTGCTACGTCTTCTAAAGTAACTCCATCATCTGTTAACGACTTCTCTAAAACTACCGCACCATTCTGAAAATATGTAACATATAATTCTGCTATATCTTCCGACTTCATCGGTAATGTGAAGTTATGATATGGAGTAGTTCCTCTTGTTAACATTTCGTCACCATTCCTTTACTTATTTTTTCGGTAATTTACAATATTCTTCATAAAGTTTCTTACCTGTACCATTACCTCCTATTTTAGCATAAACCGAATAAAGTGAGGTAATATTATCAAACTCATCAAAGGTTGTATAACCTCTTTTAATAGCTTCTTTACAATATCTGTAAATTAAATCATGAAGTATAACTAAATCCGCTTGAGTCTTTAGATCGTATGCTTCATCTTTCTTTTGTTTTTTATATAAAATATAAGTCCACATTCCTTGGGACGCAAGGATAGCTGGGACCACACAAATAATAAACTGCATTAAAAATTCATTCATAGATTAGTCCTCCACTTCTCTTTTAAAAAGTAAAGTTTCACCTAGATAACTCTACTTTTATGCGGAGGCGATTCAATGAGTAGTTATGAAGAGAAAATTATTACAATTTTAAAGCAAGCAAAACTTGATTTTCTTAGAGAAAAAAGTTATAATAATCTTAAGAAGGGAAAATATAGGTTTGATTTTGAGATTTTCTACAAAGGACGGAAGGTTCTTGTGGAAGTCCAAGGTCAGCAACACTACCAAAAAGTTTCCAGATTTCAAAAGAAAAGAGGAGATTTTCTTGCACAACAAGAGCGCGATCGCAGAAAAATTCGTTATTGTCTTGTCAATAACATTCCTCTTTATATAATCCCATATTGGGAAGTTGAAAACCTACGGCGCGCCAGTGATATTTTCCAAGAAAAGTTTCTTGCCAAAGACATTTGGAAAAACAACAAGGACTGGATCAACTATCAAAATTTGACAAAACGATCAAAATTTTAGTATAATTAAGGCGGAGCCGAAAAGAAAAAAAAAGTCCAAAAAAACAAAACAAAAATTTTATTATATTATATTATTTTTATAAGGCGGTCAATAATGATTACAAATTATATGGAAGAACTATTGTTCGCCTTTCTTTTTATTATTGGTATTTTACTTATATTAAATAATAGAAAAAGAAAACAAATTAAACGATTAAGAAATATAAAAGAAGAAGAAATAAAAGAAGAATTTAAAGAAAGGTGGATACAAGAAGAGCGAAAATTTGAAATTTATCAGTCAGAATTAACAGTTAAAGCACGAGAATTTGAAGAACAAATTTCTCAACTTCAAAAAGAGTTAAAAGAAAAAGAATTACGATACAATGAAGTTAATCAAGATTTAGAATTATATCGTACTGGAAAGTTAGAAGAGATTAATAAATTTGTTACTAACGAAAGGGCGCACCAATTAGAGATTTTACACACTTCTTTTAAAGAGAAAGAAAAGAATTTCCAAACGGCTTATGAGAAAGAAAAAGAAGAACTTACTACTGATATAAATAAAATAAAAGAAGAATTAGAGGATATACGTAGTAAGCGCGCCGCCGTAAATGAAGAGATTCTACGTCAAAGAAAAATTGTAGATAACGAAGATTTCTATAAAATTCAGATTGACAAAAATTCTCTATCTGATATATCACTATTACAAAGTATAGCTCCGCGCCTAATACATCCAGAAGCAGTTAATAAACTTATATGGTCAGGTTACTATCAAAAACCATTAGCAGAACTTAGAAAGCGCGCAGCTATAGAGGGAAGTGGTATTTATAAAATAACTCGTTTAAAAACTGGAGAAGTCTACATCGGACAGGCTGTAAATATTTCTACAAGATGGGCGGAACATTGTAAGTCAGCTTTAGGCGTCGGAACATTAGCTTCATCTACTCTTCATAGATTGATGGCACAAGACGGACCGGAAAACTTCTCTTTTGAAGTAATAGAAGCGGTAGATAAAGATAAATTGAAAGAAAAAGAATCATTTTATATTGACTTTTATGATAGTAAAAATTATGGTATGAATAGTATAAGTGGAGTTAAGAATGGAACTAAATAAAATTCAAGAACAGATTGTAAAAACAGACAAAAGTAAAGTATTAGTTGATAGCGCTGCTGCGAGTGGAAAAACAGCGCTTATTGTAGAGCGTATTCGTTATTTATTAAGTAGCGGAGTTGAGCCTTCAAAAATAGTAGCTATAACTTTTACAAATAATGCTGCTAATGAAATGTTGGAACGTTTAGGGCGGCCGAGTGGTCTTTTTATCGGAACAGTTCATTCTTATTGTAACTACCTTTTACGTAGTAATGCCATTGATACAAGCTCTTACATCGAAAAAGAAGATTTTGATGAATTGTTCCACCTTGTAAGAGAAAATCCATCTTGTATTAAACCAATAGATCATTTAATCGTTGATGAGGCGCAAGACAGTACCGATCCGCAATTTGACTTCTTTGAACTTCTAAAACCAAAGAATTTTATGTACTGCTATGATCCACGCCAATCTATCTATGGATTTGCAGATGCGAACCCAGAACGGATTCTACAAATGGAACATCAGCCAGATGTTACTGTTTATGAAATGAATCAAAACTATCGTAATGGTTATAATATTTTGAATTTCGCAAAAAACCTACTATATAATTTAGGAAGCGATTTTGAAGATAGAAGTATTGCAGTCCGCGCTGAAGATGGCTACGTATACCATACCCACTGGAGCTATAGTGATGTAGTTGATTTCTTTGCAGGACTTAGTAATAAAGAATATGATAAGTGGTTTTTGCTTTGCCGAACAAATCAAGAAATTAGTATTTTAGCTGATATGTTTGATAAGGCTGGTATACCATATACAACTTTTAAACAAGCACAACTTACTACAAAAGAAATTGAAGAAGAATTAGAAAGTAATAAAGTAAAAATTCTCACAATCCATTCTGCAAAAGGACTGGAATCTGATAATGTACTTGTTCTTAACTCTCAATTATATAATAATGAAGAAAGACGATTATACTATGTAGCTGCTACACGGGCAAGAAATACATTGGTATGGAATAAATTACAAAAGAAAAAGAAACCGAAAATTAGAACAATGAATTGGGAATAAAAAAGAGAGGTATTAACCTCTCTTTTTTTATTGCGATTCTTCAAGTATAAATGTTATTATTATTGTCTCAGCTTCAGAGTCAAGAAGTGGTCTTAAGTCCATCCATCCATTACTATCGACTTCAGAATAGTGGGTATTATCAATAGTCCCATAAAGAGTTTTTCCACTCGGCAGCTGGTCATGAGAAACTTTAATGTGAGTCCAAGATGCTGGTATATAACCTTTATTAAGTGTAGTGGTATTTTCTGCTTGGCCAACAAACGCGCGAGTCTCATCTTTATTCGTAAAAGGAACAAGGATATTTAAACCAGTTGTTCCACTGTTAACACGAATCTCTAAATGTATCGGTTCTTCTTTTTCTTCACCACCATCTTCTAACATTGTATCTAATACCGCTCTATTACTATTATAAGGGGTATTATCTATATAATCTAAAATTTCTTGTTTTGTAGCCATTATAACCTCCTACTTCATTAATTTATTAACGATTTTTTGAATTGCTGTGGGATCATAGCCAGCTGCTTTTAATTTCTTAGTGCGGGTTTCTCCATTACCCCACTTACCCTCAATAACCTCTTTAGCTATTTGAGTATTAGTTTTTTTCTTTGTTTTTTTAACTCCTAAAATTTGATTAACTTTAGCCTGAACTTTATCATAGTTATAACCAGCTTTAGTTAATCTCTTTTCGCGAGTCTTACCAGTACCCCATTTTCCTGCAATAACTTCTCTAGCAACTTCTGTTATTGCTTTCTTAACGATTGGTTTAACTTCCGCTTTCTTAACAGTAAAAGTACTAAGTGGTACATAAATTACATCTTTATCAAGTGGTCTACTAGTATATTGATGCATTACGCCTAAATCGGATTTGTATCTCTGAAGATTTCCATTATTAGTACCCCAACTTGCAACCCATTTAGGATAGTTGACTCCTTTAATTATATTTGTAAGCCAAGATTCACTTGCATATACACCTGCATAGAAGCCAGCCGCAGTAATTGTTTTGCAGAAAGTATTACACATATTTGAAATGGTTTTGGCTGAAGGAAATCCATTTCTTCTCTTCCAACCATCGGCGTCTTCCATATCGAACCAAACACCAACCTTAATATCTCTTCCTTTAATTAAACTAAGGCAAGTTTGTGCTTCTTGTTTAGCTCTAGTCGTTGTTAAGGCGTAAGAATACCAATAAATTCCATAAGGTATATTTAGTTTTTCACATAGATCCATGTTGCGTTTTGCTTTTTTGTCAATTGTAGTGGAATAACCTCCACGAATTATGACAAATTGTTTCGTATACGGCGCGAGGTTAATATTTCCATTGTGTTCAGAAATATCAATACCGTATTTATATATTTTAGCCATATTAATTCCTCCATTTGTCTATTATTAAATTCTACCACCTATATAATAAGTAAAAAAATATGCTGCCCCAACTTCAAATTTGCTTTTTTATAAAAATTTTGGTATACTTATTATAGAATAGAAAAGGAGTACCTATGTTTAAAGTAAAAAGAAAAGAAACTGGAAAGATTTATTTAGTGTTGGATACTTTCTTCGATCCAACATTCCATTTCACTTATTTTCTAATTTGGGAAAATGATGGATGGAGATGGCGGCCCGCGGATAAATATGTACCACCGAATTATATAATAGGAGATTAAAATGCAGATTACAGAAGAAGAACGTATTTTGCTCGCAACGCAAAATAACTATTTATTACTTTTAGATGCCTTATATAGTAGAGCTGAACTTACTACAGATAGAGAGGAACTTTTTATTCCTACTAACGACGTTCGTGAAATTTTAAAAGTAATAACACCAGACGCATATTATGGAAAATTACAAGAACTTCAAGAGAGAGCGAGAATTAGAGATGAACAAAGATATAAAACAGAAGAAAAAACGGAGAATGATGAATCGAGAACTCTGTAAACGATACCCTTTTCTTACTATAAGAGATTGGAGAACTGGAAAACCATTAAAAGAATGGAAATATGCTTTTACAGAGCTTGATAATCTTCCTCATGGTTGGCGCAAAGCTTTTGGGTATCAAATGCTGGAAGAAATTAGAGATACACTTATTAAAGGCAATTATCTCTATAAATATCGCATTACTCAAATAAAAGAAAAGTATGGTGGCCTTCGTTGGTATGATTACTGCGTGCCGGCGTCGATTTATGATGAACTGCAAAGCATAATTAACAAATATGAAGACCTCTCTTATCATACTTGTATAAAATGTGGCCGGCCCGCAACAAAAATTTCAAGAGGATGGATTAGTCCATTTTGTGACAAATGTGCGGAAAAACTGAGTGGTTATATGAAATTTGAAAATATAGAAGAATTTTATCATAATAAATAGAGTAGGAGATATGAATGACATATAACGCAAATGATATAAAAACACTCTCTTTCAGAGATGCTGTGAGAGAGCGTGTTGCTATGTATATGGGTAGCGCAGACAATCAAGGCGTGCTACAATGCGTGCGAGAAATTATTACTAACTCAATAGATGAAGCTACGATGGGTTATGGTAATTGTATTATTGTAGAATTAGATAAGGATAATATGGTTACTGTTACTGATAATGCAAGAGGCGTACCATTTGGGAAAAGAACAGATGGTATTGAAGCGATGGAAGCTATCTATACAATGCCGCATACTGGTGGTAAATTTGATGAAAAAGTTTACCAAAATGTAGCAGGAATGAATGGAATTGGAAGTAAGGGTGTTGCCCTTTCTTCTTCCTATTTCCAAGCAGATTCTTTTAGAGATGGCAAACACGCAACACTAACTTTGGAAAATGGAATTAAAAAAGATTTTACTATTGTAGACGATAAAGAAAATAAACATGGCACAGTAGTAACATTTATTCCTTCACAAGAAGTTTATAATCTTGAACCAATTAGAATTGAATACGAAGACTTGATAGAAATGTGCCGAAATTGGTCATATCTTACTAAAGGAGTCGAATTCATAGTAAAAGATAATGTGAATAATAAAACTCAATCTTTTCTTTCTAAGAAAGGAATTGTTGACTTTTTAAATGACTCAATTACAAAACCGATTCATAAAACTCCTCTATTTATAAAAGTAGAAGAAAATGGGGTCGAATGTGAAGTTGCTATGCAGTGGGCGGCCGACCGAAAAGAACATTGGTATGTATTTACTAATGGACTTGCAAATTCAGAAGGCGGCACCTCACTGACTGGAGTCAAAACGGCTATTACTAATTTCTTCAAAAAGAAATTCAAAGGAGAATTTAGTGCCGATACAGCTCGTAATGGTTTATTTTATGTCGTGAATTGTAAAGTTCCTAATCCGAGTTTTGCAAATCAGACAAAGACAAAAGTCAATAATCCAGAACTTCGTGGACTCGCGCAGCGTGCGACCGGACAGATGCTGGAAGATTTTAGTAGACGAAATACAGTAGAGTTTGAACAAATTCTAAATCTTCTGACAAAAGAGCTAAAAGCTGAACGTGCGGCAGAGCGGGCGCGCAAACAGGTCCTTGAAGCTTCTAAAGAGGTTGAGAAAAACCAAAAGAAAAAAGTTTTTTCATCAGATAAACTAAAGGATGCCGAATTTCTTGGAGAAAAATCTACTCTGCTTTTGGTAGAGGGAAATTCTGCGGCAGCTTCAATGGCTGTCGCCCGTGATGTTACTCGATATGGTATTCTCGCACTTCGTGGTAAAATGATTAACTGTTTGAGTAACCCCGATGAAAAGATTTTTCAGAATGAGGAAATTAAGCTTTTCCTTAGTGCTATGAATATAGTACCAGGGAAATACAATGCTAATAAATTGAGATATGGTAAGGTTGCTATTTGTACTGATGCGGATAGTGACGGTAGCCACATTGGACTTCTTATAATGGCAGCCTTGCGCTATCTCGCACCAGAATTTTTAAATGAGGGAAGACTATATTGGCTTCGTTCGCCATTGTATATAGTCAAACAAGGAAAAAATGAATCATACTTCTTTACCGATGAAGAATTTAACAAAAACAAAAATAAAGTTAAAGGTGAAGTACAGCGTAACAAAGGACTTGGCGCTTTATCTGAAGTACAGGCGCGCAGGTCAATGTTTACCGAAGAGTTCCAGCGTATGGAACAGCTTATACCTAATAAAGAAAGCCTCTACTTACTCGAAGATTTAATGGGTGAAAGCGTAGAACCAAGACGAAACTTCATTATGAAAAATATTGATTTTAGTAAAGTGAGGGAATAGATGAGCAGAGAAAAAAGGATTATTGATTTCTTGAAAAATAGTCATTTTTTTGAAGAGCCAGCCAATTATAATGTCTGGCAAATAAATCATTTCAGTGCAGGACCAAAATATAATGATCCCATCAATACCACTGATGAAGAAATGCTTTTGTTAGAGCGAAAAGGTAAAATAAAACATTATTATACGAAAGATCATGGAAATTGTTATTATGTAGTTTAAGGGGAGATAAATGGCTAATTTAAAACCAATAATAGAAGAAAGCTTTACACAATATGCAGGAGCAGTACTTCAATCGAGAGCATTAGTCGACGCGCGTGATTGTCTTAAGCCGTCTGCACGCCAGATCTTTTATTGTCTTTATACAGATAAGTTCCTCCATTCTAAACCTTTTAAGAAAACTCTTAAAGCTATTGGGTCAGCTATGAGGGTTTATATCCATGGAGATTCGAGTTGTGAAGGAGTTATAATGCGCGCAGGTCAGCCGTTTGCGATGCGTTATCCTCTTGTTGAGGTAGAAGGATCTTATGGAAATTTGATGGAGTCTGGCAACTGGTCTGCACCGAGATATACTTCAGCTAGACTCTCTCGCCTATCAGAGTATTTGTTTGAAGATTTAGAGAAAGAAACTATTGTTGAATGGCGAGATAACTATGATGATACAGAGCAATATCCTGCGGTATTGCCAACTAAGGGTTTCTTTAATGTAGTGAATGGAACTTTTGGAATTGGTATTGGCGCAGCTTCATCAATTCCCCAGTTTAACATAAAAGATTTGAATAATGCGCTTATTACATTAATTAAAAATCCCGATTGTTATTTTGAGGATATTTATTGTGAACCGGATTTTGCAACGGGCGCGCAGTTACTTAATAATTCAGAAGTTAAAGAAGCCTTAAAAACAGGATATGGTGCTTCTTGTAAGCTCCGTTCTGTTATAGAATATAATAAGGCAGACCATACGCTGGTTGTAAAAGAGATTCCATATGGAGTATATACCAATACAATTTGTAAGCAACTGGAAGAATTGTTAGATAGTGAAGAAAATCCTGGTATTGAAAGGTTTAACGATCTTACTGGTTCAACTCCAAATATTAAGATTTATTTGAAGAAAAAGACCAGTCCAGAGCGAGTTCTGAAATATTTGTATAAAAATACTGCGCTTCAGTCTTACTATGGAATTAATTTAACGATACTTGAAAATGGACGTTATCCAAAGACAATTGGATGGAAAGAACTTCTTCAAAACCATATCAACCATGAAAAAGAAGTCTATCGTAGAGGATATGAGTTTGACCTGCGTAAAATGCGCGGGCGTGTACATATTATTGATGGATTGCTTATTTGTTTGGCATCTATTGAAGAAGTTGTACAGACAATTAAAAATTCAGCTACAACTGCCGCAGCGAATAAGGCTCTTCAAGAACAATTCTTACTTGATGGCGCGCAGGCTAAAGCGGTACTGGATCTGAAACTTTCCCGCTTGGCGCACCTGGAAGTGGAAAAATTAGAAAACGAAAAAGCTAAACTATTAGACCAAATTGCAGAGATTGAAGACATTTTAAATAATGAAGAAAAGTTTAATCAACAGTTAATTAATAAGTGGCAAGAAGTAATAGATAAGTTTGGTGATGCTCGTCGTACTCAGATTCTCGATATAGAAGATGAAGATGATGAACCAAAAGAGCTAAGAAAAATTTCTGTAAATCTTTCTAATCAGAACAATATCTATGTAACAGAAGTTACTACACTTTACTCACAATCTCGCGGCGGCGTTGGTAAAAAGTTTAAAATGAGTAAGGGAGAATATATTGTATCTACTCAGCAAGGAGATAATAATAGTACAATTCTCTTCTTTACTAAAAATGGAAACTGCTACCACGCAAAAGTTGGAGAAGTTCCTTATGGAGAAGTAACTCCAATTGAAAGTATTAGTGCGATGCCGCCTACAGAAGAAGCTTGTTATATGACGATTGTCAACAAAGAAAAGCTGAAAGATAACAACAATAATATAATCTTCTTTACTAAAAAAGGTTATATGAAGAAGAGTAAGCTTAGTGAGTATAATGTGACTCGTCAAACTGGAGTAAAAGCTTTGAATCTCGAACCTGGAGATACGATCTGTTCGGTTGTAATTACTAATGATGATAAGGTTGGTATGCTGACTGCGCGCGGTCAGTTCGTAATGTGTGAGACCAAGAATGTGCGTTCGATCGGTAGAGTCGCAAGAGGGGTTAAAGGAATTTCCTTAAATGAAGGAGACGAACTTGTAT